ACCATTAAGGACTTTCTCAACCATTCCGCTTAAATATGCTGGGGTCATTCTGGCATCTTTATATATTCCACCTGCATTTTTAATTGGTAAAGTATCATTAGCCAAACCTTCAAAAACAGCCAATTGGGTTAGGTCTACTTTATCCCCTAGAAGCGCAACTAATTTTCGTTTCACTTCTGGGTATTTTTCTAAATCAATTCTAAACATAGTTCAATCCTATTTAACTGCGTTACTTTTTGCTGAAGCATCACTTTTCCGTGACTGTGCTCGTTGTCTGGAATTAGGTTGATCTTTCTGAGGTGTATTTGTCGTCGCCTTGCTCGTTGAATCTGTTTCACTTGCAGTTTCAGTTTTCGCATTGTCAAAGCCTGTACCAGAAAGAAGTGGTGCTGAACTTGGTTTAGGTCGATTATACATTTGCCAATGGTATTCGTCATCGGTAATTAATCCATCGGAAAGATCTTTTCGTAAACGAGCTTGTTTTTGAACTTTGGCAGGTTCAAGTTCATTTGGTGGTCTCATTTCTGGTTGATCAAAATATACTTCAACATAAGAGGTTGAACCTGCCAGTCGTAAAGCAAAAGTTAATAAATTGGACCATAAAGATGCGAGTGGTTCGTTAATCTCAGACGCTTGCATACTAAAAATTTGAGCTTCTACTGAAGCAGTATTTACCCCAGATTCCCCACGACCTAGTACGGTTGCCACGGATTTTAAAGCTGCTTGATTTTGTGCATTTAACACTTCAATCACAGGTCTAATATCAATGCCAACGGAACCGTTAGGCATATTTAGGGTGTCAACTTCAACAGAGTCAGTATGTACTACTGGTTGGTCTGCTCTGATTTGTGAAAAGCTTCTAATGATAGTTGCGATTTGATTTTGAACATACGTGTTTCTTTTCTTAGTGTCTCTTTTATCATCTTCAGGCATGTGTCGTGTGATAGATTCTTCTAACACCTTAACATCCATCCGTGGGTATCCTGTGATTTGCATAATATTATACAAATCATTGATTACCTGCGCTCGTGCGTATACTGTATTAATTACGGCAATAAACACACTTTTTGAATAAGGACTACTTGGATCTTGTCTATGTGAAGCGTAATAAAATGTTGGGATGTTTAAATCAATTTCATCATTGTCTACACTTTGAACTGGTGTTAAAAAACCGTTGGTCTTTTCATACCATTTGATTGTTTTTGTATCAATGTTTCTAACGTCCGAAACCCCAAAAGCATCATCTAAAACTAATTCAGCAGAAATAGATCCTCTTTTCAATAACATATATCGAAAAGCTTGATTTCTTGTTTTAAGTAGTCGATCTGGTGAAAAACCTTTTTCATAATCTACTGTGTAAGAAATTTGAGTTATTAATTGACTGATCTTATCAATTGCATCTGAATCAATTTCACCTTCAGGTGTTTTTGCAATAAATCGCATAGGTGTATTACTTAATGTTAAATATGCACCTACGGCTGCGCCAACGTCTGGGTCATATTGCATTAATGTGGCAATTAAGTCGTCATCTTCTTCACTACTTCGTTCACTTAATAGATCTCGAAGGTGCATATCTGTTTCTAATGCGCCTATTGCTTGATCTGATTGTTGCGGATTGTATGTTGGAGATAATGCTTTACCCCCTGTTTGAGCATTGGTTGGTAAAAGTATTTGCCCAACTTTTCCCCAAATATCTAGTCCAGCCATATTAGTTTCGTCCAAATAATGTTTGTGTTGGCATCATGAAATTATCCATAGTACCTAAATATATTGTTGAATTATAACTTTGATCAGGTAAAAAGCTATAACCATTATAATGTTGGTGCACCGCTTGATACATATAACCTGCTGAATGGAAATAGTGATCATTTTTATCTTTTTTAATCCACACAGGGATTTTTTCTGTCCCTTCTTTTGACTCAACTAAGGTTCTGACCATAGCTCTTAAATGATGGATGATTGTTTCTTTTTGACTACCATATCCTGAGAAGGTCATCCAACCATTTTTGATTGCTGAAACCAACAAGTCTAAGTGCATGGTTCTATGTGCTGAGACATAACTCAAATTACCATATTCATCGGTTTTCGGTGTCAACATTGCACCATTATTTCCTTGCTCATACTGCATCGGCATAATGATATTTTGGGTTTTGCTTCTGATTTTGTCTGAGTCAGTCATTAAAGGAAGTCTATCAATAAACCCACCGACTATTTTAAAATCTTTAAAATATTTCTCAATCCGATGTGGTAATTCTTCCGCCTTTACTGTTTCCATAAAGGTTGTTCTAACTTTAGTCACATTTTCAGCAGCCCCAATCGTTACATGACAAACTTTACCCATATCAATACCTATGAAATGAGGTATTCCTTCAAATTGATATACAGGATCAAAGTGTGCTGTAAATAATGTTCTCAACAAACCTTCTGGCAGTCTTTCATCTGAGTTTTCATGAGTATTTCCTAACACCGTGTTTTGGAAACCCTTCATGTTGTCACCACGGGTATATTTTATCAGTGTGGTAAGGACGTAAGCAGCATCCAGATTGCGAGTAGAGAATGGACTAATACGATAGCCCCGACTATTACTGCGGTGAGGGTGTCGGGGAACCCACTCATGATTTTCTTCGTCTCCATACGTGACAGGTTTACCACATTTGCAACAAATAGAATAAGCTTCAGAAGTATTGATTCCATATTTATCCAACCATTGGGGTTCAAATAAACTGAGGTCGTTGTTCGCTTCAGCAGGTAATTTAGGTATTCGTATAAATTCAGTTGTAAATTTGGGTAATTGATAAAAACTACAGTGAGGGCATTTAAATAAATACTCATGTTGATCTGAGTTTTGGTATAAAGCATCAATACCTAAACCACTGTATGTTGGGGTTGAGTAGTTGTGGTTCATTTTTACATCTGAACCCTGCAGTCGTGAGTTGAAAAGTGCAATGATTTGTGGGTCTGATAAATCAATCTCATCATTGAACACAACGTCTGCAGGTTGGGATGTTGCTGCCTTCTCATTCGCTGGAAACATAAGCATAAATGAGTTATTTACTTCCGTCATTTCAATAGAACGAATTGGTTTTTTACCTGCTTCATTCTTATCATGGAAAATTTCATCTTGCGTCAAAATAGGCATTACCCTGTTTTGGTAAACCCTTTTACGCATGTTTTCATCAGGCATCGTGTAAATTAAATTTCGATGTGGATTTCTCGCCACGTAAGCTAAAGCCTTACGCAACTGTAATTCCGTTAACCCGATTTGTGATGGTTTTATACAATGCAACTCCAACGACATATCATTCAAGATTGCTTTTTGAAAAGGGTAACGGTCACAAGTAAAAGGCAGTCCTTGTAGAGTTGTGTTTTGATTCACCCAATCGTAGTAACTTATAGGGTCAACAAGCTCTTTTAAATAAGAACTCATCCGACCTTTAAAAGAGCCTTTTGACATTAAAAAATCCTCTCAAATTAATTTTGTCAGTATATATGGTTTTAATTAGTTATAGAAATTTGAACTTTTTAAAAAGTTTGTTTTTTGATTCCTTAAATGGTTATCAAGTTTTTTAATCGGTTTTTCAAATCACCTATTACATATCGTTGTTTTTTAACGTTTTTTAAACTCTATTTTCTTTATTACTTTTTCTAATTTGTATTATTATCGAAACTTATAGTTTTTACTGCGTTGCCCCTGTTCTTTTTTTACCTATAATTAAAACCAATACCTCACTCAATGTGAGTTTTTATTTGGGATGATTGTGTTTATGGCTGAAAAATATCCAAAAATTACTCAAGAAGCTCTCGAAGCTTCTGCAGAAATTCTTTTAAATTGTTTACTTAAACCTAATTATTTAAAAGAAGCTCCATACAGTTCTTTAATGGTTGCCAAAATTGAAGACATTCAAGAAGAATTTGAAGAAAATATTCGTGAAGGTTCTTTCTCTGTTTCAGTTTTGAAAGAAGGTGTTAATGTTGATGCTGACATTGCGGAGCGTTTTTCAGAAATTAATTCTGGTATTGAAACCAGAAATTCGGAATATCAGGATAAATATGGGATTGTTGTTCGTTTAGAAAAGATTATTTTAAACATGGAAACTTTAGCCACTAAGGGTAGTAGTGATACTGTAAAAATGACAGCCATGACTAAATTTATGGATTTTCAACAAGAACAAATTAAGATCCTGACTCAATTAACCAACGTGGCTAAAGCTCAAAAAATTGAATCTTTAACACGAAGATTTTTTCAAGAGATTCGCAAATCTGATCAATTAAAAAATGTTGTTGATCGCTATATTAAATTATTAAATTCTTTGGATGATTAAGACATGGCTAACAGTATTTTTAAAGATCACGCTCCTTTTTACTATGCTAAAGGTATGTCAGTTATTCCTTTGCAAGTTAATTCAAAAATTCCTTTAACTACTGCTTGGTCTGATTTCTCTGATCATCCTGTACCAAAGGAAATTCAACAGCAGTGGCTACATCTACCTGCAGATCACAATATTGGTTTAGTTCTTGGTAAACAATCAGGTGTTGGTGTTCTTGATATTGACTATGCCGATGAAAAATTAATTGAGAAAATCCTCAGTATTTTGCCTGAAGGTTACGACACATGGAAACGTGTGGGTAAAAAAGGCATGGTATTGGCTTTTAAATTTAACCCAAAAGTTCCACGAGCTTTTAAATTAATTTCCCCTGAATACGGAACTTTGGTTGAGTACCTTTGCACAGGTCAACAGGTTGTTCTACCTCCTTCTATTCACCCAGACACTAAAAAACCATATACCTCAAACTCCAACCTTTACGAAGTCTTAGACCAGTTGGTTATGGTCCCAGATGATCTTGAAGATCGTTTGCGTAATTTAATTGAGTTGGAAGGTATTAGTTTAAGCAATAAAGGTATGGGTTCACTTGTTGAATTTGTACCTGCAGGTTTCCGTGACAGTTCTATCACTCAAAAAAATGGTTTGCTTGCCCATGAGGTTGTGGCAGGTAAAATTAGTATGCGTCAGGCAGTAGAAATGCTTTATGCCATTAATGATGGTTTTACTGAACAGGTCGAAGGCGACCCTATGGACATGGATAAACATGTTCGCAATCTGGTTAAATTTATTCGTCAAACTTTAAATAAACGTAAAACAAATTTACCCCATGGTTGGGATGAAGGTTTAACAAAGTCGCAAATTAAAGGTTTTGGTTTAGACGATATTGAAGCTGAGTGGAGTTATGAGCAGATTTTAGAGTTCTATAACACGGAAGCCGATAATACTCCAGAAAACAAAGCTTTAGATCTTGTTGACGATATGTTGTTAAAACTTGCTCAGATTAAAAATTCTGATCCTGTTCGTGAAACTTTTGTAACCAATAAGATTGTTTCTAAGTCTGGTTTGGAAATTAAAAGTTCTGATTTAAAGTCAAAAATCCGTGGTATTCGTGAAAGCATGAAAACAGCCACTTCAATCGGTGGTGATGAGAACGGAAATGGCTCAACTGAGATTAATTTAAATACACACACTGAAGTAGCCTTGGCAGTCAAAGATTTATTACAAGCCATGCACCCAATTTGTGTGGACTCAGGGTTGGTTTATAAATTCATGGGTTCTCATTGGGTTTTATTTCCAGTTGAAAAAGTAAAGCAATTTATTGCTTTAAATTTCACACACTTAGACATAATGAAACGAAATTCTGATATTGAAGGTGTCTATAAGCAACTTCTTATTTTATGTGAAAGTGAATTAAATAATTTCAATAAAGCTTTTGTCAATGTTGCCAACGGTATTATTGTTGAAAATCAAGGGGCTAAACTTGCCAAAGATGATCACAGTTTAAATATTGAGATCCAACGTATTCGTGAACAAATTTTAGCTCACCCGAATGCTCAAATGGGTATTTGGACTGCAGAAGAAATTGCTTCTGCCCAAGATAGTGCAGTTGAACGTTTTAAGAATAATATGAAATCTCTTTTAACCTTCGTACCTCATCAAAGAGATTACGGGGCAACCTATGTTTTACCTTACAGATTTCTTCCTGAAAAGGCAGGTAAAATGCCTTTATTTGAGAAATTCTTATTTGATAGTTGGGGACATAATCCTGATTTTGAAGATATGAAGAAAGCCCTTCAAGAAGCTCTCTATGTGAGTTTTATGGGTCAGGCAACTAAATACCAACGTGCTTTTTTACTTTTTGGTTTGGCTCGTACAGGTAAATCAGTTCTTCTTGAAATCATCGGTTCTCTTTTTCCTGATGATGCTAAGGCTTCAATCAGCTTCGATAAGATGAGTGAAAACCGTTTGGTGGTTAGTCTACATCGAAAAAATATTAATATTGTTGGGGAACTTTCAGAACGGAAACGCATTGAAGGGGATATTTTTAAGTCGATGATTGATGGAACACCTACTTCTGTTTATCAGTTGTATCGTGAATCTTTCATGATGAAACCAACGTGTGCTCATTGGGCTGCTTCAAACCATTTACCAAAAACTTTTGATACCTCTGAAGGTTTTACTCGTCGTTGGTTGTTTTTTTATTTTGATCAACAAGTAGATGAAAGTAAGGTTGATGTTGATTTAGCCAAAAAGATTATCTCCCAAGAGCGTGAAGCAATTTTTGCTTGGGCTTTGGACGCTGGTGTTCGTTTAAGCCAAAATGGTAGTTATACTTTACCAAAATCGCATAAACGTTTAATGGCTACTCTGGCTTTCCAAACTAACCCTGCTTTATATTTCCTTGAAAAAGACCCTAACATTGAGATCAAGAGTAAATTAAATTTACCTGAAAATGATCATAGCATTTTTGAGTGTACTGAGTTGGATTTGCACCTTCAATTTAGACAGTTTATGCGATTAGGTATTGGTAGTCGTCGGGTTGTTGAAATGCAAGAATTTCGTGCCATGTTGGATGAAATTATTAAATCTCGTGGAATTTCTCGCTTTGGTAAAGAAGGTGATTTGAATCAGTGGTATCGTGGGATTCGTTTAAAGAATCCATTAAATATGTAACCCATTAAATAGATAGATGGTTAACTTTTAGAGATTTTATTATGTTTAATTATTCAAATTTTAACTATAACCATTTTGCTGACTTAATTAATTCCTGTGTTCTTCGGGCAAAGGAAGCTGCTAAATTGGTTGATGACTCTGGCACAGTCAATAATGATTGTTTGGTTCTAACTTTTTTATACGGTAAACGCCTAGATCTTTTTTTGGCTACAGGCTTGCCTATGTCTAAGCGTACAGGTGTTACAGGGCATTTTTGGTTGGACATTCAATTTGGGCAAGCAAATAGAAATGCTGAGTTCTGTCGGCAGCTCACGGAAATGTTAAGGACTGCAGGTATTATGTCTTCTGTTGTTGCTGTCTCGGACTAGGACTAAGATTTGGTTTAATTTTTTGTTTTGTTATTTTGTTGTTTTGTTGTTTTGACCCACTGTTTAGTGGGTTTTTATTTGCCTAGATTTTGTTTGTGGTGGTGGTTATTGTTTGTGACGGTTCTTATCACTGACTTTTGCCTTGAAAAATTTTTTACGGAGACCTGGACCCCTGTGTACCTCTCCTACGTCATATTGTGTAAAAAAGCACCCCACCCTTCAATTAAAAACATAATAAAATCAATAACTTACAACTATTTTTAACTTATTTTGTGATAAATGTTGTAACGTGTTTTCAGGGGGCTATAATGAGTTCATACCAAGTAAGGGAGCAATGTTACAGTCTTAGACAGTGACTTGCACTATTGACTATGTTAGTCGCTAGTGCAAGTCAAGGAAAAGTTATAACCAATTTTCGGTGGTTATTTCACGGACTGTTATACCCAAAATTTGGGGTTATGGGGGACGACCACGTAACCGACTCTTTGCAAGTCCCTGACTAGGACATAAAACAAAATGTCAATGAGTAATGCCACGGCTTACACGGTTTTGATGAAAATTCAAACAAAAGACCTTAGTAATTCACACTTTGAAATTTACGCCTTGTATCGGTACAGACACCAAACAATTGCAGAAAATTTCGTGATTAAGGCAAGCATAGCGAAATACTAATGAGTATGTAGCGATAGAGATTAAGTGAACGTAACGAGTTTAACTGATTGCGCTATCCAAAGGTGATCTAGCCACCGAGAAATAAACCTACAGCTAGTCGATAAACGGAAACGGTTTATTAGCTTAAATCATGAATGACAAGTGTCAGTGTATATGATAGACGTTATACATAATGTAAAAAATGAATTTTGACTTGCTAAATATCTAAAAGTGTTATCTAAAAATCAGATCAAGGGCATTGGCTTAAATTTAAATTTAATCTTAACCTTATCTTTGACCTTGCCCTTGATCTAACCTTATCATCATCTTTATTTAAAAATCAAACCTTTATAGGAATATGATCATGATTAAATTTACTCGAAACAATGCAACATTCAACATTGACAATGCAGCGTTAGCTACTAAAGCATTGCCATTTGTTAATCAAATCGAAAACATTGGAAAAAATGCAACTGTTTTCAAACAAATTATTAAAGCAATCAAAGCGAACAAAACCAATGCGGTTTATGACTTTTTCGTAAATGATGGTTTAGAGAATCAAATCTCTAAAATGGCTCTGGCTTTAGACACTCAAGAAAAAGCTTTGAAAGCTTGTAAGTATGATAACTTACACCAATATCAGGCAGCGTTTAAAAAGTGGGCAAAAACGCCTAACGCTGAAATGGTTCAAGATGATAAAGATAACGTGAAAAAAATCGTTGCCAAAGCTCGAATTTTACGTGAGGGTGTATTCTCTAAATATGCCCACGGTGAAATCTCTTTGAATGATTTAAAAATCGCTTTTGACTTGACAAGCTCAAAAAATCCAGAAGATGAAAAATCTTTAGTTGAAAATGCGCCTGAAGTTGAAACGGTTGAAGTTGAAAAAAATCCTGAAATTGACCTTTCAGAATTAACCGCAACTTTGCAAAAATTGGATTTGGATCAAGCTCGTTTGATGATGGAAGTGTTGCAAGGGCATATCAATAGCCTTGTGCCAAGCGAGTTGGCAAATGCAAGTTAATCGAAACAATCCTAGATCAGCAATTGATCTAGGATTTCCCTTGACCTAGACCTAGACAAAATAAAAATTAGATCCTAATCAGTTCTAATTTTTATTTTGTTTTAATGCGCCCATTTAGGGCGTTTTTTCCGACCATAAAAAGCTTAATCCGCTTTTTTGCTTAAATTCAAAATCTCAAACCATTTTTGGAGTGTAATTCTATGTCTACCAATACTTATCAACTTTCTGAAATTCCACAAGTTTTGAAATTTGTTCGTCCTGAAACAAAACCTAACACCAGTTTAACCAAAGAAGTTTTTGAGAAATCTAAAATCTCGGTCAATTCTTGGAAACGTGTTCCTTATTCTGCTGAAGATCATGCTCGTAACGTTGGCTTAGTCCTAGACAATGTCATTTTCCTTTACGGTGTTTTGGACAAATTCCACGATCATACTGGGTGTGATTATTGGATCAATTTAGCTAAGAAATCTTTAGCTATTTTAGATCGTGCTGAACAATATTTTACAGAAAATCAAGTCTATATCTGGGACACATGCCTTGACTTAATCAAGATTCGCCGTGAGCAATTGTTGTGGATTTTGGCTGAATTTGAACGCCTTGAAAAAATCCAAGTTCAAGTGAAAAACCCTCAACCTTTTTGTTAAGTTGAGTTTAACAATGACAATAATTTTGTTTGTTACAGTCATGTTTTCAGGTGTGAAAGCACCTGTTTATGATCTTAGTTTTAACAGTGTTGTTTCTTGTGAAAGCTACAAAAAACGACAAGGTTTTACCAGTAATAGTAGTTTTAAATACACATGTGAAGGAATTAAAAAATGATCGACAATATCAAAAAAGCATTAAATTCAGGCAAGGTCTATGACATTTTCCCTGTCGGGGACTCGGTTTCGTGGTCAAATTTTGGGCGTAATGGTGTGGTTATTGGCTTTGATTTGCCTAAAACTCAAGCCAAACGAGTTGATTTAGGTAATGGTGAGTTCAAAATTGTAGGTAGTGGGCGTGTTTTTGAGGTCACTAAATTTAAGGTTGTGATCGAAAAATTAGATGGAAAATTGAATTTCAAGTGGTTAAAACAATTAAAACCGATTGGGTTTTTAGAAATCGAGAAAAAATTGGAGAAAGTCGCAGGTTATTGAGAAATATTCTCGTATCCCAAACAAGTTACACCTTTAAAATCAATAGGTTGTAATGTAATTTGGGTTGTAGAAATTGACCTTTCTGACAATCTATATTCAAAAAAGTGCTAAAGAAGTAATTTTTTAGCACTAAAATAGATTTATTGGTTAAAAAATGATCAATTTTTCGTGGGAAGTGGCTCTAAATAAGAAAGTTTCCTATATCCAAAAGAGTTACACCAATAAAATCAATACGTTGGGAAGTGGTTTAAGGTGGATGAATTGACCATTCTGACAGAAAGTGAAGGCGAAACGGATCTAAAACTTGACTGAGACCAGTTTTTGAAGATTTTGTAAGTGCTTGATTTTCCTAACTGTAACTCTTTTGGGAGGAGAAAAATAAAAAATTTTTTTTAGATGCGAGGTTGATATAAATTGGTTAAAAAATATACAAATATATAAATACTATATATAAAAAGAAAAATGAAAACTTTCTACCCAAACAAGTTACAGTATTGAAAAATAACGAAAAGTCCATTTTTGACTTCTCAAAACCTGGTCTTTTTCCCCGTCTTTGACCCCATTTTTGACCTTATTTTTGGCTCCGTCTAGGTCAATTTCTCCGAAAAAACGCCTTTCCCAAAAAGTCAAGCGTTATTTTCAAGAAAAAGCACCTTTGACTCAGTTGTTTTCGTTCCAACCAAAACGTAAACCAACTTTCAAGAACCAGACCACAGGACTGAATTCAAAACTTAGGACTTAATCCAAAGCAAGGAATTAATCCAAAACACAGATCACAGGACTTAATCCAAAACTTAGAATTTTCTCCAAGATTTGAATTAAACCTAAAACCCAAACTTAAACATAGCGTAGAACACGCCTAACAGCTCGAAATAACCACCTTTAAACCCAAACTGGTACAAAGGTAGCACCCAACACCCAAAACCCCCTTAAATCGCCTTACAATGCGTTTTAGGAAAAACAGAGGAACTTAATATGTTTTTCAAGAAAACGACCTATGTAGCAATCATCGCAATTCACTTCACAGGAATCTTGTTCCTTGTATTTATCGTTGTCCAAGTCTTCCAAATCATCGTCCGAAACCACAACTGGTTAGAAATCCACATTGGTTATTACAAAACAACCATGTTGGTTTTATTCCTGATTGGTTTTGGTCTGATTTACGCAGCCGTAGTTTTGGAAAAAGCTTGGCAGAATCTTTATGGTGAGAAACCAAAAATGGGAGTGACCTATTTTGAAAACTGAGTATCAAATTACAGACGATTTAATCGAAGGATCTGTTGTTCGATTCAACTTAATGAATCGTGAATATTACCAACCCTATTGTGGTGTAAGCCGTTGTTTTAACAGAGCAACATTCAACAAAAATAAGAAACAATTTGAATGTACTTGCGGTTGGATCAGCCAATATCCTGAAAGCTTTATTGAAAAATATTTAGAACGCTGGGGTTTTAAGTAAATTTCAAAACAGCAGTAAATAACCCAAATTCCAAAGGTAATCGAAAATGAAACTCCAAGTAATGGGAAATAAGAGTAAGAACATACTCTCTTTGCAAACCTACGACCCACACAGCAACGAAATCGCTTATTTCGACTTAGGGTACGTCCCCAACAACAAAAGCCCTCTAACGAGCTTACAGACGCAAGAAATAAACGACGTATTCACCCAACTGGGTATTTCTGAAATCTACAAAGTGACTGAAACAACTTTGCAAGAATTTTCAGGAAACCGTCTAGTTCAAGAACTGATCTGTTTCGGTAGCAAGTCCAACAGCTTTGGCTTAATAATTTTCCGAAAACCGAGCACAAATGGCTTCGACCCCTTCGATTGGAGCGTTGAAAACTTAACAATCCAAAGTATCAAAGCATCCCTTTACATGAATTGGATTCCTTCAGGATCACGTAATAAACCTGAAAAACCAACTTCTGAGTTTACCAACGTGAAAACGCAAGGGAAAAACAAAATTGTGACTTGTACTGTCTGTGGAAAACAAACTTGGGTAAGTCCGCAGCAAGCAACAAAAGCGAAGAAAAACCCAAATGGTTATCGTCATCCAGGTTGCGCCAAGTTCAAGGACAAGGACGACATGGAGAAACAGACTAAAATTCAATACATTAAACAATACCCCCACTCATGGAAAAGTCGAGATTATGAAGTCCACCCAGAATGGTTGGAAGACACAAACAACTTCCTATTGTGGGTTGAGGAACAGGAAAAAGCCCAAGGCAAACCATTTGTCAAAGGCAGCACTCGTTTTAGACGTAAAAATTTCAAAGAACCTTTCTGTCCTAAAAATTTACGAATGTGTTCTGAAATTTAAACCCAAAAACAAGACTTAGGGAGAAACAAAATGGTTTCAATAGCAAATGGTTTAACCACGCAAGAATTTGTTCGTGAAATGAACAATGAACGTCTGCAAAATAAAAACCGTTGGGTTGCTTGGTTTGGCAAAGTCAACGGCAAAGAAGTTTCTTTGAAATCCCACAACAATTGGGTACAAGTAATTGTCGTAGACGGTGTAAAGAAGACTGGAAATATGTATTCCAATATTTCTGAATTTAAACAATTTTTAAAGGAATCAGTAGCATGAAAAAATTATTTATTTTGGAATTTCCAAAAGATCATCCTGAATTACAGCAATACACTTTAATGGAACCACAATCACAACTAGATAGTGTAATTTTCTTTGAACGTTTGGAGTCAAAAACAATTAAAGAACTCAACCTTTGGGTGATGGAGTTAAATAAAAAATATCCTAAACTGACTGACGTTTTCCTACACGATTTTGACGAAAATTTCTTCAAAAAATTGTCGGACATTGTGAGTGATAAAAAAGTTTTCCAAGTGGTTAAATTGGATAAGTCTTTGACTTTGCGAGATTTAATTGTGGACAAAAGCTATTACGTTCACACAATTAACGGCGGTGTCGTAGACAGTTGCTTTGAACAGGACTATTGGTTGAAAGGTGAATCTTCAACCGAAATTGATCCGATCTCAGCAATGTTTTTTGAAGTCGATTTATACGAACAAGGTTTAACTCAAATAGGCTTTGACTTAGACGCAGCCATAGATTATGACGAGAACTGTAAAGATTTTAAAATGAAAAACCTAAACGGTGGGTTTAATTACCTCCGAATTGGTTATTTCCAAGACATAACACCGCAAGATTTGGAAGGGTGTCAAACAATCGACCATTTGTTTTGATTGGGAAATAAAGCGAGATCAGGATATTTATGGTAAGTAAACGCTACGCCCCACAATTCCAAGTCAAGATCTTGGAAAATGCCGACAGCCGATCTGTCGGCTACCTCATCGGCAGAAACCACAACACGATCATGTCCCATATCAATGATTTGGGACTTGAATACAGTGCAAGTTTTCACCGATGCACACGTTTAAATTCAGGTAAAGTTTTTGTGTCGCCTTGTATACTTATGACCAAAGAAAATTGGCTTAAATATTTTGAGAAGACAAATAAATGATGTTTATACCTGAAAATTTGAAGTAAAAATTTAAGTTAAATCAATAACTTAAATAAATTTGGAAGTTAAACGATATGTTAACACCTAAAAAACTGCAAAATCAAATAGATAAACTATACAACGATGTTTATCTCAAAGAATTTGAAAACACAGCAAAAAATTACTTTGATGAAAAAATCAAACCTTATTGTGTAAAGAACAAACTATCTTTCTCAGTAATGAATGGAATACCACGCATGGTTAATCAGGAAAATCAATACGTTAGAATACCAAAAATAATAGAAAACATATTAGATATTTCTGATCCAGAAGGCATTAGAATAATTTGGTATTTACCAAATTATAAATATTCAGAAAAAGCTGACTTTAATGAGGCAGATACTAATTATTGGACAAATAGAGCCAAAGCAAGATTAAAAACCTGCGGTGGTGATGAACTTAAAGCAAGTTTGTCTTTAGCTTTTTCCATATAAAATTTAAATCAATAACTTAAACCAATTTGGAAAAAATCTATGGGTCAAGGTGCTGAAAGTTGTCCAGGGTATGAACTTGAATATGATCCTGAAGACGATTTAGATTGGGTGTTTGAACAAATAAGGAAAAAGAAGGTTACACCGAAAATTTCTCCAAATGAACAACCAATAACACAACCAACAACACCTCAAAAAACACGAGGTAGAAAGGTTGAAAAACCCTGTAAAGAATGTGGTGAAAAACACACCGTAAGAGTCGCAGACCTCAACCGTGGTTGGGGTTTGTTTTGTTCAAAATCATGTAAAGCAACCTATCAAGTTAAACACTAAATACGCTAAATATATTTTATTTAAAAGGAAAACGAAATGAAACAAGTAATCCTAGAATTTGGAAAAGATCACCCTATTTTTGACAATATTGAAAATGTTGAAAATCTACGAATATACTTAAATAAAAGGCTTAAAACTGAAACGTTTGAAGAACTTCAAAAAAGTATTCAAGAAGAATTCTTCGTGGATGTTAAGCAATTGAAAAATCAAGGTAATCCCTACAATGTCAGCACGAATGTATCTGCTTACGACGGACCTCAAACTTGGTTTAAAGAGTTCAACCAATTGGACCGAGAATATTACCCTATTCTTTTAGATTTACCTGAACGGATGGTTAATGAAGAAACAAGTCAACCAGATATTGCTATAGAAGAAACAAAAAATTTAAGTTTTGAACAGCAAATTCAAAATTTCCCAAAAATAGATGCTCATATTTATGACTTTATTTGGTTGTTAAAAGAAAAAATAAAAATTCACCTAACATTTGAAGTGGTGAACACCTTATGGGCTGTTTTCAACACTGGAGGATGGAATGACCCAACAGAAGATCTTTATTTTTGTATGGTTGAGTTCATGAATAAATATGAACCAAAGGTGGCTTTAGAAAAGCGAATGAAAATAGGATCTAAAATTTTACTTTTAAATGGCGACGAATATGAAGTGGCGTTTTTCACAAAAATAACAGGGGACAAGTTGAAACACCCTGAAGCCAATTGGTTTGTTGGAGTCAAAGGACGTCGAGAAGGTTTTTTCTTCAACGATAAAGGACAACAATCCGCAAACTATAAATATGATCCACAAAATATTGTGAGTATTGATGGAGGTACTGACTAATGCAAGAACAAGTACGAAACAAAACTAAACATCCAGCAGCACAAGCCCTACATGGTTGGAAAAGTCGGAAACAACCCATTTGCCAAGAATGGTTAAATGATCATAACGCATTTTTCAAATGGGTAGATACTCGAAAAATCCCATTTATAAAAGGGCTTTCACGCTTTTCTCGCAAGGACAAAACCAAAGAGTGGAGTCCTGAGAATACACGTTTTTACACTCATTACGGTTGAGGACTATATCATGTTTAAAAAAGGTGACATTGCCGAGGTCGTTGTCTTGGACATAAGCACAGCCAAAATAGGGGAATATGCTCACGTTAAGGTTTTGAAAGTAGAAGGTAAAGATATTCTAATTTCGGATGCCAAAGGTGAACAAGCGTGGGTCACTGAGCAGCACTTAGAGCTTAGTGAAGATTAATCAAAATTAAGGAAATCGAAATGAATTTAGAACTTGCAATCATTGAAAGTTTAGATGTTGAAATCTTTGAATTTTCAAATAGACAAGAACTCACCTTAAATTTTAAATGTCTATCAGATGGTGTTTTTGTAAGAACAGGTTTAGCACACTTATCAGCAATGGAGTCTCTTTTAAATTACTCAGGGGATGACGATGTTTCTGACGTTATTCTTAAACAAACTAAAAACATTGAGGAAATCAATAAACTTTGGAAAGCTAAAAATTTGAATAGTTACCGAGAGTTGAAAGGACATACCATTTTCGTAAAAATGTCGGGGAACACAGTTCAGGAAATCGACTGGAACCCAAAGATCGAAGGGGGTTTTGTTATATATAAATTCAAGTAAGCGAGGAATTTTAGTTGTGAATTGTTTTCAAATCCAAGCACAAAACACCAAAAATAGAAAACTTTATGGTGTTAAAACATACTTCGATTATTCATTGAAAGAAGCAATCAAAAAGTACAGACAGGATTTAGATTTAAAAGGGAAACACAATATAGTTTTCCGAGTAACTCAATAACTATTGGTTTGAAGGAGATCCAAAATGCAAACCCTGAACAAACCCAAAAAAGAAAAGTGGGTGTCAAAAAACTTCACCCCTAAACCCGATTGGCGTTTACCTGAGTTCCAACACTATTGCGCTGATAGAATCCATTCAGCAATGAACGCTTGGGCTAAGTCTTGTTCTCAGCCAAGACTTGTGCTGATTACAAAATTCAAAGATGGTTCAGAACTCACAGAATTTTTCGACCCTGCCACAGTCGAAGTCGGGTACAAACATCAAAACGAGTGGTATTACCAAACAGTTGATGTGGTGGACAAGTGGTTGACCCGAACCAAAGAGGAAGTCACCTTGAAGCAGCTACTTAAAAAAGAAGCTGACTTTTGTAAAGAAAAAGGTATTGAGGTTGACAGTTTTCACCACTTTCGGGAAGGGATGTAACATGCCAGAAGTAAATTATATGCAAAGAAAACTGTGTAAAGGTTGCGACATTATTGCTGAGCATAAAACAACATGCGCCAGATGTGGTCATAATCAATTTCTAACTTCAGATCAACTCCCCGATGGGTGGGTGACACACCAAAAAAACCAACAACTAATTGAAGAATTGGAAACAACTTTAAATCAAGTTAAAGAGACAAATGATAAATTTGAAAAAACTTGGTTTAAAAATTGGAACAATTCAAAAGCAGTTCAAAGGGAATTTGAAGAACCCGAACCTTTTTCGCAACTTTGGATCTTTTTTGGGATTTAAATCAAAATCAATCAACTAATTGAAATTAAAGGAAATTTTATGAAAAATCAATTTGAATATCGAGTTTATCGAAACCTTAATAACCAAAAATGGTCTATTAAGCACAAAAACAACCCAATTAAACATTCAGAAGAAGTCTTACTACAAAATGTCAGCTTCTATTCTCGCCCTGCAGGTCGTGAAAAAGTGATTGAAACAGGTGTTAAAAATGTCCATGCTTACATGTGTTCAAATCAAAAACCAGACTACCATGCAGATTTAACCCAATGGCATGTTTACCCTTTAGAGTTGAGCAGTTTAGTTCAAATCAGTTACAACCCAAAACTAGATCCACGATTCTTTTTCAAATTAGGATCTGAAAAAATATTCATCGAACCCAATTGGGTTTTGGATGAAGTAGTGTCCGAAAAAGGAAAAATTTGGACAAGAAAAATAACTACGCATAAGCTACTTAAAAGTGAAAAGGTGTCTGTTCCAAATCTAAACTTAAAATTATTCTTCGACGGTGATTTAGATCTAGTCAACAACTTGAAAAAACACCTAAGTTGGATTATTGACAACAAAGAAAAAATAGAAAAATTATCTGAGTCGGATTCAATCCGAGATATTGAAGATGATTCCTTAGTTTTAATCACAGACTATGGTTTATGCGATAATTTAAAATTGAAATATTCAAGTGTTAGCAGTGAACGAAACAAAATTAGCCTTTGGCTTCAGACCACTTGCAAAGATTGGCAGCATTTTTCAGGAAGCCCAACTTTCCCCATACCTGACCCAAGTAAAAATGAAGTCCCAGATGTTATTTATCATAAACAACCATTATATAAAGGTTCTTATGGGAACTTACGTTTCGATTTAGCTAAATTTTTACTTGAAAGTCTAAACTAAAACCCCTTAAAGCCTTCGAGTAGGTTTGAGAAAGTATTTACTCAAAGGCTTTTAAATTAAATTAAACCAAACCAAACCTAAACACAGGTTAAACAAAGGAAACAAAACATGAACTCACTTAAATTAAGACAAAAGTACAAAAAATTTAACCCTCAAGGGTATTTTTTTGAAGCTGAAACAATGCGCTTTTGGAAATCTAAAGTTGAACATATTCTCACTGAACGCCACGATGGATGTATTTTCTTCATGACAAGTGAAGACTCTTGGGCAAAAGAACCAGTAAGTAAATTTACGCTTCGTGTATTAATTCCTAAAGAAAATGGTGGAATCACTACATTAGCTGCACAAGCTTTTGAAAAAGAATTTCGTGAAGAAGCGATTGAAGCTTTGAAAGAATATAAGAAAACATTTGTTTTGGAGAAATAATATGTTGACCGAAGATCAAAAATTTAAGGGAAATCTCCGTGATTCACGTAAAGCAATTGAAATGTTCAATCGCTTAAAAAACGATGGACGTATTCGAGCAATCAATCACCGTAAAGATCCAATAGATAGTAACTTCTACGTTGACTTAGCTTTTGAACACATCAAAAATGGTAAAACAGAATTTACCATTTATGCTGATAAAGTCATGTTGTGCGATTGGTTCGATGTAGGTGAAGCTTTGTTTTATGCTTATAAAGATCACCCACTTTCAACTCGTAAAGGGGAACCACCAAGTTTTTATCTACGCAAAAACACGCTCAACAAATTAAAAACGTTCACGATTGCGGAACAAAGCAAACACACATGGACACGATTCCCTTTTAAATTTGCCGAAGCATTGCTTTCTTCAGAATATGTTAAAGTGAACTATTCTAATCGTGAAGCTGAAAACACAACCTTTCAATACTGTGACTATTTTGAAATTAGTATTGTAGATCCTGACCAGGAATAACCTTAAACCAGATAGAGGAATTGAAATGTTTTCTGAACCAGAATATGACCACCGAGGATGGATTACACCAGAATCGAGAACAAAGCTTACTGCTGAAGCTGACAAAATTGATTTAACCAATAAGTGGGTTTTAATTATTGATGGAAGCTCTTACACTTATTTCCAAGTGGGTAAAGAAACAAACAAAAAAGTATTTTCTAAAGGTAGAAACATTCCAACGGAGCGTTTAAAAAAATACGTTTACATGGTGTTTGATACCGAAGAAGAATGTTCAAAACAATACAAATGGTTCCGTGAAAATAAAGAGCGACAACGAGCTTTACAGGAACAGTTTATAGCATACAGTAATCATTACAGAAACTATTTCCACTTTGGGTAAAGTATGAATTTCTTCGATAAACCAATGTCCTTAATGCCTGTCAACCCTGACAGCATTAAGGAACAAACAGTGTATCGGGCAAGGCAAGCACTAGATTGGGATGGAAATCAAAATCCCAGTCTTTCTTTTAGCATTTATTGGTTGAGTCTTGTACGAGAATCTTATCGACAAGCTCAAAAAAAGCACCCAAAAAGCACTGTTAAAAGAGCAATATATTTGAATAAGCAATATCCTTATGGTCAAAGCCTGTATCGAAATGCAAGTCGCTTTTTCCGATGGTATTTACAAAGAACAGAAGGTTTACTGATTGGCGATCCAACAGGAAATTATTTCCAACCAATCAATACAAAGGATGATGATTTAATAAGCCCACATCCCCAACCAAACGCTCTTGCTGACGCATTTACACTAACCTTGCTACGATACTACATGAAGCCACCTGCTATTCGTTTAACGAGAAAAGAGACAGGTTACGGCTTCATTAAAATGACTGTTCCAAGTTATGTAACACTATCGCAAATAGAGAAACATAAATGGAATAAAAACAAACAAACCCAAATCTCAGGTTATTTAACTGATGAAATAATTAAAGAATTTATTCGCTCAGAAATCGGGATTTATCTTAAACAATATGAAAACTCAATGGATGAACGATATGTTCGTTTATTAAAGGAAAAAATAGGAATTTATTTATGAACTTTTTTGAAGAAAACGTTACAAAAAGACTTTTTGATACTCGCCCTGAAGCAGTAATCGTGAAACAGTTGAATGATGAAACTGTAGGTCGATATAAATATATCACACTAGCAAATGGACTAAATTTCCAAGTCACTTCTGTAGAAGTAAGCGAAAATGGTTTAACACTAATAAACTTAATGCGTTTTAATAAGTTAAGAAATGAAACAACCTATTCATCAATTATTACAGATGAGGAAGGTTTTTATCTACCAAATAAAGAAGCCTCAAGCAATGACATTGTTAAATTTTCAACAGAAAACGAAGCTTGGAAAACACAAGCAGGTTTAAAAAATGAAGCTCGAACAGATTTTGACTTAACCAAGTTAAACCCCAACAAAATTATCAAAATCCAAGTCAGAAGCGGTAACTGGTTCACTTTAAAAGGTGTTTATCAACACAATAACAGTGACAAAATTACATTAAACCTATTCTTTTTAGGTGCAGAGTCCCGACCACGTAATCGAGATTATTACTTAAATGGTAAAGATTATTCAGAAAACAAAAAACAATTCAGTCCTTATGACATTATGCGAATTGTTGAACAGTAAAGGATAAAATTTTGAACCAAATTCAAAAACAGAACCAACAACAATATCCATACACCGAAGCTGCCAAAATGCTTCGGGAGGGTGTTATTCAAACCTTCGCCTGGTGTTTTGAAGATAAGGAGGAAGCGGAAAAGGCTCGTAAAGCTATCAATATGGCTTTATTGAGACAAGAATTAAATACAGAATTTACTGTGTCCGTTGTGTCTGCAGTAAAAAATAACCTAACTCAAATCATTCATTTTGTTTACGTCGAAAAAACGATTTAAAAATAAACAAAAGCTGAATGTAAGTGTAAGTTAAGTTTAAGTTAAGTGTAAGTAAATCGAACATAAATCCAGTTAAATTAGGAATTAAATATGAACAGTAACATCCATTATTTTGAAAAAACAAACTATGCAATTTTAATTGAAGAAGATGAAAGACCCTACAGCAATTTGCGAGAATATTCTGATTTTGATGATGACTCAATATCACATGTAGGTTTTAAAAACGTTGGTATTGACCCAACAGTGTTTACAGGTGAAACACAACTGTTTTCAAAAATGGACACAGTAATGGAAGAACCTTATGAATTATTAGACGGTGGTTTCCAAGAATGGGTCAACCTTTGGGAAAAAACTAAAGTTCTTTTGAAAGATACACATGATTTTTCAGAGCAACATGTAGATTATGATACTGCAGCAGTCACAGTTTTTGAAAATTATTGGCAAGAATTATTAAATTCACATGTTGAATTTATTGAGCAAGGTACTGAACAAGATTTTAAAGAACTTTGCACTAATGTAGAAAATTCCTTATATTTGAAAGAGTTAAAATTCTTCTATGGTTTTGAGTATGGATTATTTCAAAAGTATCTCGAAGATGAGTTAAACGAAAAACAAATTGAAGAATTTAAGAAACAATATTGCGAACATGTTAAAAACTTTAAAGTTAAAAACGTAACTGATTTAGATAATGTTTGTGATTACTTCCTACGAGGTGACTTCGACACTTGGGGTTTTGAAAATTCTTTTATGCTTCCTGATCCAGACATTTTAAACAAAGCACTGAACAGTTACCAAGATTTCTGTGTGAACCTAAATCCATATTTAGAATGGGGTTATTTAGGGGATTCATGGAAAAATTTTAGAATCATAGACGCTGATGACTTCGATAACTCAAACTGTATCATTATTGCAACAAAACCAAATGGTTATAGAAACGTATTAAGTGGTGTAAACCAATACTTAGAAGGTGAATGGTTCTGGGGCGAGGTCTATTACGCTGTCCCAAAAAATGACTTGTGGAAGTATTCAGATCAAGCCGAATACGATGCTCGTTTTGAAGCATTCGTCATTAACACCAACGAAAGTTGTGGAGGTTTTGAAGCAGAAGAAGCTGTTAAAGAGCATTTTGAATACTACAAAACAGCAGAAGCTCCAAAATTTAAATTAAATTATCAACGTTTAGGAACAGTAAAAACTGTTTAAACGTTAAAGTAACAAACCAAAGTAACAAACTCATTTAATTAAACACCTAAACAGGTAAAGAGGAAATCATGAAAAAATCAAACTTGAAAATGACTGCAGAAACTTTCAATAACCTACCAAACTATTTTGAACTTGCGCTTAACTATGGTGTAAGCCGAGGGCAAGACACCTATGGATGGAATACTGTAACCCTGACAGAAGTGGTCGGAAACTCCAAAAAATACCGTGAATGTGGTGGAGGTTACGACATGATTGGTTCAGTATTCGGGCAATTTATTCAACATAACTTCACCGAAGCCTTGGAACAAGTTGTGGACCACGGACAGGATTATTACGGTTTAACAAGCCCACAAGGAAAATTACGAATTGATGGTGCATGTGGTTTTGAATGTATGGAAAAAATTGTTAAAAATTTACTTGGTTATGAAGTTTCTTATGAATATAAGCGAGACCGTAAAGGGCGACCACAACATAAAACAGCGATCAAATTAACCAAGAAAAATTTACCTGAAGGTGTTCGTTTATTAACAGAAAAACAAGTTTTAAATAAACCAGTTTTTAACGTTAATAAAATTTACGGTTATGTTTCAGAACTATTTTTTCGAGGAGACATTACTGCTGCAGCAGTAGGTTACTACATTAAGAAAAATCCAGAAGGTAAATATATTGCCTTACTGGGACATTCAAACATGTGGTATCTACAAAAAGTACCTGCCAAAATGATTAAGGAAGCTTTAGGGAGTGATTAATATGTCAAAAGTAGAGGATAAATTAACCAACTTTGGAACCAAAGTTGATTTTTCTGAGTTAAGAAAAAACTTAATTGTTAGTAAAGAAGCAGGTATAGGTTTTAGGAAACACTTTTTAAAACTGAATTTAGAAAAAACAAACCAAAAAGGTTTGGAAATTAACAAAAGCTCAACGATATATTTAATAGAGTAAAGCAAACACTAAATAGGTAGAGTATATGCGTGTAACCTTAATGACCGATGCTTCTGTTTGTTCACAAACAGGGGCAGGGGGTTTCGGAATGTGGGTGGTGTCGGAAAGAGGTAAAATGCCTTACGGTGGTTCTTTCCAACAACTCACCTCAGATAGTTTAATCGGAGAATTAAGAGCTGCAGTCAACTCTTTGGCTGTTTCTTTAAATCATAAGATGATTCAAAATAATGATTTCGTCTTGATCCAATTAGACAACACTTCTGTAGTTGATTTACTGAATGGTAAAGTAGCAAAACGACTCGACACAATCGAAGCAATGGAAAAATTCCATTTGTTGGTGAAAGCCTATAATTTGAAGATAAAAGCTCGACATGTTAAAGGGCACAGCAGTAAAAAAGATAATAGATATGTATCTAACAATTGCTGTGATTTTCGAGCCAAACAAGGTATGCGACAACGCAGAGCCGAATTATTGGCAGGTGTCAACGCCTTCACTAAAGAATAGTAACTACTAAAGTGTTTACTGAAGAACATTAGTTAACAAATAAATTGAGGAAATTCAAATGATTAACGTAGATATTTTAGATGTATATACGTCAAACATGGAACTACACCCACAAGTTTTAATTAAATTAAAACAACATGCTTTAGGAAATCACATATCTAATGGTTTGAATTTTTCAGAGGAAAACACCACAGAGGATTACTACGAGGATGCAGCATTAATATTTAACCACATGTTGCAGAAAGTAGATCACCTTACAAGTGAAGAACAATTTGAAGAACTTTGGATGAATTTCACAGGAACCGAACCTGTAAAATGGCAACCTTTTGAAAATTACACATGGGCAAAACTTTGGGCTATGATTGTTGAAGAATATCACAACCTAAAAAATTTAGCTGAATCAGTAATTGCCCTCCAAAATTTAGGACCAGTACAAGGACTTTTAAAAGATGTCTAAACGAAAAACAAATGTTTTAAGTGTTTTAGATGTTAAAAAAGTAAAACTCTTTAACAAAACACCATTAGGTTTAAAACCAATAAATGAACACCCAGAAGGTTTTCAATTTGTTAGAAAACTCATGGGTTATGCCTTAAATTCAGCCAGACATGGAGGTGTGAACTTAACTGAGTGGAGCCACTTAGAAATAGATTTTTACACCGAAAATGGTTTAGATATGGCTGACGTTCATTTTATGCTGAATGATGAAAAGGTTAATTTTTCGGTATTAGGAATTATATTCCACAACCAAAAAATCTTTTCATTTGAGTGTATCGGGATTCAACCAAAATAGAGTTGACAAAATAAACAAAGATCAGTAATTTAAAACCCTAAAGCCCCAAAGTTTAAATCAAAGCAACCACAAGCGGAAATTTACTTTGGGGCTTTCATTAACCAAAGCAAAAGCTTAATATTTAAGCTCAACCCAAAAAGGAAACTCAAAATGAGTAAACCAACAAGTATTCCAGATTTCATGTCCTCTTTAGGTGCAGGTGTTACTGAACAAATCATGGCTAAGGTCTTAACGGACACAGCAATGGCAGTATTGGTACACGGTGGAAAGCGCAACGGTAAAGTTACATTAGAACTTACTTTAGATAAAATGTCTGAAGATTCAGACGTAGGTGTTAAAGTAAACGCTAAGTTGGCTTATAAAATGCCAACGGCTAAAGGTTCTAAACAGGAAGATGAAGTTCGTGAAAGCGTATTCTTTATCGACCCACAAAAAGGGTTAGTGGATACACCACCTAAAACTAAAAAAGATGATGTTCACCCAAGCTTAGATTCAGCAATGCCAGCAGGTGTTGGGTTCCATAGCAGCTAAATAAACCAAACAAAATAAATAAAACCTCACAAGAGGTTTTATTTATACTCAAACTTTAACAATCAAATTTTTAACCAAATGGATATAAATCATGTCTTATACTGAAGCAACAGCAAGTTTAGAAGCATTAGCAAACAACAATTATGAGTTTGCAAACAATTACAATGATCTTGAATTACAAGGTGGCGTAGTTTTACACAAAGATTTTGAAATTGTTCACCCTATGGAAGAACTAGAAGCAGTACGAAATCGCTTCCGTGGAAAATTCCACACACAAGACATTCCATCATATTTTAAATATGTAAAAGATCGTCAAAGTGAAACAGGTTCAGAAATTGATCGTACATTCGTAAATGCTGAAAACGCTAATCGTGAACTTATCGCAAAAACAATCTTAAACTTTGGTGAATATGCTCAACCAGGTCATGGTGATGATCAAGCAATTTTAAGTCTACGCAAAGATCCTATTTTTGAAGCTTTCTTAGACAATACCGCAGGTCGTTTAAAAGCAACTGACTTTGCCGAAGTGCTTGAAGATTTCTTAGGATCAGTAAAAGTTGAAGCCTTCAACAATGGTTCAGAAATTGGTTTTACTAAGGCGATTCAAGCAATTCGTAATGCTAAAATTGACAAAAACAGCAGCTCAACACTAAACACTGGTGCGTTGAATTACGAAGCTTCCGACATGGAAAAAATTGCAATTAAAGCACAAGAACACACACTACCTACTGAATTTGTGTTAGATACTCCAATTTATTTAGGCTTAGATGTTCAAAAAGTATCCTTCCGTGTGGCGACAGTGTTTAAAGAAAAAGAAAACAATGGTGGTATGGAAGCATTTTATCATTTAAAACCAATTGGTCTTCTTTCACATTATTTAGAAGCTGCAGAAGACTTCCGTGAAAAAATTTCAGCAGTGCTGGATAATGTTTCTATTGGGCAGTATATTCAAGGTAAATAATTTAATTAAACAATTTAATTAATTAAATAATTATTTAAATTATTAACAAAGTAATTAAAGTAAAAACCCAATCAAGAGATTGGGTTTTTACTTATAGGTGAAAAATGATTGAGATAAATAAACCACCAACATTAGTGCAAATATTATATCGAAAACTTTTTCATATAACAGAATTTGCACACAATCAAGTTTATAAAGGTTCTCGAAATAAAAACCGTTATAAACTAACTGAAAATATTTTTATTAAGTGGGATGGAGGTTTAATAGATGCCGTTTATGACATAAATAAAAATATAGGTTTAGAAGTTCATTACGATCTGGAAAACACTATGTTGGTGAAAACAGATTTAACCAATATGGGACCTAAAGGGTTTTATAACGACGTTACTTATTTAATGGAAGCAGCTATTAAACAGGTAACTGCACCAATAGTTCTAAAGTCATATTCTTTATGTAATCAAAACATATTAGATGAAATTCAAATCACTTTTGATACTTTATATCAAAATATTGAAATTAGTAAAAGCAGTAAAAGCAGTAAAAGCAGTAAAAACAAATAATTCATTCAGTAAAATATTAACTAAATGAATTACTAAACCAACCATGAGGAAATTAAAATGTCAAACATCAATATTGAAACTGTTAAAAATGAAGTTTTTGAGTTAATTCAAAAAGCAGGTTTAAATAAACCAATTAGTTTTGAAAACCAGAACATGAATTTCAATAAAGCCATAGCTGATTTAGTTGAGGTACGAGCAAAACTAATAAACGAGTTTTCACCTGTGTTGAATTTATTAGAAACCATTGAAAATCAAATAAAAGACTTAAATCCAGATAAAGGCGAATATGGATTTAATCGAAAACTTAAAATCACAGAAACACGTTCAAAAATTGTGGACGAACCAAAAGTTTATAATATCTTAACCAACATGGGTGAAGATCCACTAAATTATTTTAAATTAAAAGTTTCTGATAAGTTGATTTCAGCTTTATTGGATAAAAATAAAGACTTATATCAATTATCAGATAACCCAAGTAAGCGTTATTCTTACTCATCAAAATAGGTGTTATTATGATCCCCTTAACAATGGATGATTTACAGACCATTGAAAGTTGGATTCATTTAGTGGTGGAACCAATTAAGGTTCCATTCACTAACACATACACCAACTATGCAGAAGCCAGAAATGGTCGGGTAAGCTACACAACGAAAGGTTTTTTAATTAATATTTCACCAGAAACCTTGGCTAAAATAAGTTCAGGTGAACTTTTGGAGTTAACAATATGATCACAGTGGAAATTTCTCAGGAAATAATAACTTTAGCTTTAATCTTGCTAGTGTGGTTTCTTGCACCCATATTGATGCAAGTAAATAAATTAATGGTTGGAAAAAATAAACATGACAATGCTTTTTTAATCACTGTTGTTTTAGTTTTATCCAGTTTATTTATTTTAATTGCAATTATTTTTCGGATTACAGGAAATATATTTGAAAAATTGAGTTTATGGTCGAATAAACTTTATTTAACCATGATGGAGAGTCTTTTCTCAAATGAACAGAAAAAATCTTGATACTATTTTCGCTTTGGAGTTCGGGCAACTATTGGAGAATTTTTTATATTCTTCAATTGATCGTGACGAACAAACAAAAATAATTTGTAGTAGTTTGGGTTTAAAAAACCAAAACCAATTAGCTCAAATCTTTGCAGGTTACGATGTACCAACAACAGCAAGTATATTCGAGCTAATTAGAACGTTAAACGATCAACGTTTAACTGATCGTTTTCTAAACCTACAAACAACACTAATGGGAGTAAAACCAAGTGGCGAATATGTTGAAAGAGAAACAAATTCTCACATTCCAAAAATTGATAGCCAATCCGAGATTTCTGGATCGGAGTCAGGCAGGGACAGGGAAAACACCAACGGAATGTTGTTTAACAGGGTACATCATGAGGATTCAACCGAATCAAATCCTCAAACTACTGCCAAAAACGAACAGACACAATCAATCCACCACGATTGGGGTGACGAAGAAATCGACTTCAACTTACTTTAACCCTTCGTGGACAAATATTGATGAGCAAAACTTCCTACAACCTACATCGGCTCGAATAGTTACTGCAGGGAAATATAACTGTCGGGTGATTTGGGTTCAACCATCTTCTTTAATGAGAAAAAATCAAGAGGAAATTTTAAAATGGAATCCAGATCTAAAGCCAGAACAAGTCCAACTTATTAAAGGAACCCAAAGTCAAAAGAAAAAAATATCTTTAGACCCAAATGTTCTCGTCTGGATTATGACTGCAGAAGCTTATGCCAAACATATCTTAGACATGCGAAATAAGTTCTTTGATATTGTTCAAATTATTTGTGACGAACCACATTTATACTACCGTGGTTGGACAAGTAAAAGGACTCAAGCATTTGTTCAAGGAACCCCCGATTGGTCAAGAATTAGTTTCATGACAGCAACACCAACACCACGAGGGAAACTACAATCGGCTTACATTTACTGCCACATGATCCAAAGAAGTTATTATCAAAGCTTTGATTTTTTCATGAAGCAACACGCTATTGTCGATGATTATGGAACACCTTCTGAATGGATTAACCATGAGGTTTTGCAGAAATTCCTTTTACATTATTCCATTTGTTGGACGACCAAAGACATGTATGGTGATGTGGAAGAAATAATTCTTCGTGACGTTGTTAGTATGGAGAAAAGTGTTGAAGACGTTTACCGAACATTCGAGCAAGCTGGAATTGCTGAAATTAAAGATGCGGTCTTGGAATCCAAAACAGGGGGAGTCAACAGTCTTCGAGTACGCCAAATACTGGCACATCCCCAAAAAATCTCTTTACCCAACAATTGGGACTCTAAAGGAAATCCAACAAGCTATGCTGAAGTTTCCATCTACGAAGGTGACACACCCAAAATGGAGCGAATCTTGGAGTATGCAGAAGAAGGTGAACCACTAATTATTTTTGGAACTTTTATAGCTGAAATTGAAGCCATAGCTCGATTTTTAGCTAAGAAAGGTTTCAAAGTAGGGTTAATACATGGGCAAGTTCTTCGCAGTAGACGAGACAAAATTGACGAAGAATTTAGAGCTGGAAACCTAGATATTATCGTTGCTTCTGCAGCTACAGCAGGGGTTGGGTATAATTGGGGACATGTGAATACGGTGATTTTCCACAGTTTAAACTATGGAGACGATGAATTTTTACAGGCTGTTGCAAGAGCCAAACGAGGTGTCCGAACCGAAGTATTGAAGGTAATTTTAATTGAATACGAAAATAGTGTAGACCAATACGTTATGTGGGCAGTACATCACAACTCAAAAAGTAGTAATGCTGCAAACCCAGATAACCCTAAAATTTATTTCCCTAAAATGGAAACAAAAAATAATTCTAATGATCTCAATGAGTTATTAAAAGAGTTCATGGAATTTAAAGAAGTTGGTGAAAAAATGATCGCTTGAAATTGTTTTAAATAAAGTAGTTGACAAGATTATCATTTTAAACCAATATGTACCACATCACTTGATAAATTGTTTTAGCGTAGTAGGTTTAGACCGAAAGACCTTAAACTAATATCAAGTGATTTTTTACCTAAACAGAAACCTAAATCGAAACAGAGAAAATATCATGATTGATCCAGTTCAAGCAGCATTAGACGCAGCAGCAAACCAAGCGACACAAGCAGCAACTACCGAAACAGTTGAAGTAATTCAACAAGAAGCAGTAGCTCAAAATCAACAAGTCAATCAAAACACTGGCTTACAAACCGTAAATACTTCAGTTGCTACTCACCAAGCACCTGCTTCACCATTAACAATGGATGACAGTGCGGTAACTGCAGTTTCAGGCGTAAGCAACTTCGTAAAATTACGCGACGGTGGTTTAGAACTTGACGGTGAAAAATTTGGACCAACCAAATTTAAACTAAAAATGGATGGTGTAGATAAAGGTGGTGCATACCAACCATGTTTTGCATGTAACTACAATAGTCCAGCAGGTCAAGTTTATACTCGTTCATACGATGGGGTTAAGACTGTAAGTTTAAATCCTTCACACGATGGTTTAGACTGGAATCAAAACGTAGCTTTATGTCAAGCGAAAGATCCAAAAGCATTTACTTATACTGCTTTTGAATTAACGCTAGAGTTGGCAGAAGACACTGTTTCGGCAGATGGAAAAACAACAATTCCTGCAGGAACAAAAATGGGGTACACCACACCATATACTGCAGCTAAAACCTTAAAAGCCCTTTGGGATAAAGCTCTTTCAGAAGGTAAACGTGGTGAAACTTTTGTCGTAGAACTTTCTGGTGAAGAAGTTAAAAACGACAAAGGTAGTTACAAAAAATTAATTTTAAAACAAGTAGATTAATTTGTTTTAGAATAAGAACAAATCCTCAGTCGAAAGACTGAGGATTTTTTAATTAAATAGGAAAAAGCAAATGATAGAAAAAATTAAAGTGAACCACCTTCAAGATATAAAACCCACCACAGATAGTTTGGAAACTTTAGTTTTTGCACATTATAGGGTTTTAGATCGTAAAAGTCCAAGACCAAGTATAATTTTTATAGATTTTCAAGGGAAAATAATCCAAACTTGGTCTTTAAGATCCGAAAGTCTTATAGATAGATTAATCCCATCAATAATTTTAAGATTAAGTAAATTAAGACAAGAAGAAAATTTAAAGAAACAATGGGTTTGTGATAATAAACAGGCAGATAAACTAAATAAAATTTATACTGAAAGTGATATAGATTGGGCAGCAAAATGTACTGAAAGTGATATAGATTGGGAAGCAAAATATGTTGGATTAGTAACGGAAATCTTGGAAAAGCAACATAATTTGAAAGGTTTGTATCAACTAATTGAACGATTAGAAAACGAAAGAGGGTGTTAAAATATGAAACCTATTAAAGTTCGCTTAATCGACGGAAACAATCAATTCCTCATCAATTATGCTAAAGCCACAAGTTACCAAGACCTAGTTAGACGCTGTGAGCAACTACACTTTGGTTTTGATGCCGTATACTGGACATGGGATGGTTTCGATTCTCGTGCTAAAAGACGAGAAATCTTCCTTGGGTATAAGAATACAAAATCTCGTGAAAAGAGTAAGCAAGACACAACTAAATATGATTTGATGAATCAGTTTAAAAAACAAGATTTACCAAACATCGGTGGGGTCTACTCAATAGATATTCCAAAAACAGAAGCAGATGATATTATTCGATCATTAGTTCGTCTTTTAAAAGAAACTAATGGAGACAATATCTTAATAGAAATTGCATCTAATGATGCTGATTTATTCGACTTAACCAGTATTAGCGGTGTCAGTCAACCACAAAGTAAACTGCCAAAAAACTGTGGTAAGCCCGAAGATATTCCATTATATAAAACACTTGTGGGTGATTCTGGGGATAACATTAAAGGATTACCAGGTTTTGGTGAATCAACATGGTCTAAACTAACACCGTTGGAAAAGGAATGGATTCAACATGCTTTAGAAATTGAAAAAACTGGTTTCGCAATTCCTGAAGCTGTTTTCAATCAAAACCCAAAATTATTCCAAAAAATATTGGATAATTGGGCAACCATAAAAATGTGTTATTCTCTAGTCAACCCTATTTGGGTGACTAACCAAGAATTGTTTATGAACCTAAAAAAGTACCCTAAAGTTTTAAAAACCAACGGTACTAAAATGACGATGGATTAAGTTATGACTGTTACCTACAATGGCTCAAATAAAAAAGAGTTAAAAATTGATGGTGTTTTAGCTTTAAAAGCAGCAAATGGTGAAGGTGAATCAATCATTACTGAAATATATAAATTCAGTAAGGGTGAAAAAACAACCACACCGAAACACATGTTTTTAGTTGAAAAACAAAAAGCATGGTTGAGCACAAGTAAAAACACTGTTGTTATTTTTGATGTTTCTAATGATCAAAAAACTTCTTTGGCAGCTACCAAATTGGTGAAAGATTATTTAGCTCAAGAAAATGCTAAAGAATTCAGCACCACAACAGGTGGAATCACAACAACAGATTCAGGCGTAGCCTTAGCCACAGACACAGGCAAGGCTTTACAATTACATGAATCGAAAGAGAAGAATGTAAGTAAAAAGTAAATAGCTTGAAGCACTTAAAATTGATAAGATACCTCACAAACAGTGAGGTATTTTTATGTCTGAACAACAAGTAGAAATTTTCGCAAGAAAATTAAAGGATTTAAACGTACCAATGGATATTGGTGCTGACCCAAACGCTTTTTCACAAGTGAAAATAGCAACAGGAAATATGCCAGAAGGGTTTTCAACTTTTGAAGGTTTATATTTAATTCACATTATTCAAATTCTATCTAAAATTTCAGATAAGTATTTCGAACCAATGCAGCAAGAAGAATTTGAATTACGATTAGCTGAATTAATGGCAGATTTTCAAGCTAAAGCTGACGATATTGTGGCTCAAGGTTTCTATAAAACTTATGCAAAAGAGGTTGATCTTTTAGCACAAAAACCAACGGTTGAAAATTTATATGCCAAAGCTATAGATACAGCAAAGGTTTGGTTCTGGCAAAGAACAAGTGCTGCAGAAGTTACGCCAGTAACAGGTACTTGGACTGACACTGGTTTATCCGAATTGGACCAAGCAAAAATCTATGCTGATCAAGGCATCAAAGAATATGTGACTTATCAAAATTATATTGGTCCAGTTCAAGTTCTGAGAAATGGTACAATTTGGGAATTACCTGCAGGTCAAACCGCGAATGGCACAGAACCTGAAGCACCAGGTGTAGATGCACGTTGGATCAATAAACTTGTACCTCGACTTTATAAAAATTTAGATGAGACGTTCAATACTTATGCGACTTTAGATAGTGTGAATCAGTTTGATATTAATCGTGTGTACTCTCGACTACTTGATGACTCAATTAAAAAAATCTCATTAGTAGGCAAAGACGTTGATAAATATACTTTTGCTCATTTACGACAGTTTTATTTGAAAAAGACAAGCACGGGTGTCACTGTAAATATCATTATTGCTTTGACAAACAATACATCTGACTCAGATACAGCAAATGACATTGAATTTAAGTTATACGGGAATCCTGAACATGTACCTGATTCATCTGGTCACATCAAAGTTTACAGTAATTCATCTATTCAACAGCTTGAATTAGTACTTGATGTCTCTAAATATCAAGCAGATATTCAGTATGGTTTTGTGCAAGGCTCTAAGAAAAACGGTTTAATGAATATTTCTGCTTTTAACTATGTTGAGCAAAAATATTGTTATGCAAATATCACTGATGAAGTATCTCCGCAACGTGGAAACCCTTTTGCTTTAGCTCGTTCACTGCAAAATGTGACGATTCTGGGTGATTTCACAAATAAAAAATTACAGTTCACTCGACTTGAAAAAACAGCAAGTGCAGTAATTTTAGATTTAACAGTCAATGATTATGTGCTGAATACAAATGTCGTCCTACGAAAATCGTACACTCATGCAGAATTTACAGGTCTTTTAAATGTAAGTGCATGGGCGGTAAGCGGAGCGAATAGTACACGATTAAACTATGGCGTAGCTGCAACAATAGATGCAGCATACTTAAATCAGCATTTTAAAAATCGTGCGACATGGAAAATACTTCCGATCGTTGCAACACAACCAATTTCTAACATTTCGTATGTGACTGAAATCCGCTTGCTTGATCAGTACGATTTTCCGAGCGGCGGTTACTGTGACTATCGCGGTTTTTATTCAGAGACGGCAGGCTACAGACGCATGAGCGCAGGTGTGAAAATCCCAGAAGGTGCTGTATCAATCAAAGCGACAGGTGGTTTTGATAAAAATGCAAACATACTTTTTGGCGACTCGACAGGGCGCCTAATTCAGTACGGTTATGCTTGGAAAGATGCTGATGGGTTAACGAAGTATAGCGGTGATGAAATCAAAACTTCACTAGAAGTTGCGATTCCTGCGGGCGCACACTATCTTCATATGGCTACGCTTTCTGCAAACTTAGCAACAACAACATTGAATGTCATTGGTGATTTCAAGTACACGAAAAAGACTGATTTCAAAAGCATTCAGGAGGTCTTGGTTGATAAAACCAAACCCGATGGACTATATACAGCTCAAAAGTACATGTTCCGCAAAAACGGTAATTTAATCAACAATGTGCAAGTCATTGATGGTACAGATTTAGCAAAAGCCGACACATACTCTGCAAGCGCATTAATTAAAGGTAGCGGTTTTGGTCAATTGGTGTTTTATAAAAATGGTAAATACTACTTTTATAACGGCAGCACACGTGAAATCTACATCGAAGAAAACGGCGTAAAAACTGTTTTAACAAACCCATCTATGCATCCTGTCGCTTGGGAATTTGGTATTAATCAAGGTCAAGGTCGAACAGTGCTTGAAGTGCTAGATGATGATTCAATTCTGTTTTGTATGCTTGAAAGCATTGTTGGTGATCAGCGTTATTCGCTTTGGAAAATGAAAGTCGGTCAAGTCCCAAAACGTTGCTTTATTTATTCACATGATACTTACACTGATACAACTTCTGCTGTGAAATTTGCAAATGGCTGTCCGCTGGGCGAGTGGTCTTTTAGCTATGCACGTGGGTTAATTTTTGCGACAGAATACGGGGCAGGGACGTCAAAATGGTGGTACGAGTACGGTGAAAGCGGTGGTAATGGTCGTGGTGTATCTTCAAAAATGTGGGTGTCGAAAGACCAAGGTGAAACTTGGTATTTGTGCTTAAATTTGAATGAGTTGAAAGACGCAGCGCAGGGCGAAGCTGATACAAACTGGAAGTATTTCGATAGCACATACAACAAGAATATGAGTCATATTCATTGTGTTAAGTATGATAGTTATGCTGATCGTATCTATGTCACGAATGGCGATAGTGTTGGAATGCTTATTTCATTGTCAGTTGATGAAATTAAGAACTGGTTGACTACTGCAACACCTGTTGTTGCTGATGCAGTGCTAAATCCAAATATTGCAACAGGTTTGAATTGGAACGCAGTGAAGCTCAATAGCTGGCAATGGCATTCAAACATTAACTATCACTGTATGCGCCAGCAACACACCGCACTTTATCCGATCGAGAAATGCTTACTTATGGGTCATGATGCAGCACGAGAGTTCATGTACATTGCTCATCGGGATGGCATTTTAAGTGAAAGCACACTGAATATTGAGCCATCGTATAACTGGGAGTTCAGATCTGACTTTAACGCTCAGTGGGAATTTTTCGACAGTCAGACGCGCACAGATGGTTTCGTCATGTCGATGACTCGTCGTAATAAGACCGAGCCGATCTTAATATTTCACTCAGCATCAGGCAAAAACTGTCGAGTGTGGGCAACGTACAACGGTGTCAATCATCGTAAAGTCTTTGAGAGTGAGCTAAAAGAAATTCAGTTTGGATGTCGAGTGTTTTTCGATGAAAGTGGCAATATTTTGCTATCAAGCGGAGCGAGTGCAAGCTCAAATGAAAGCGGATATTTCAAGCTAAGCATTGATCGAATTTAAACAAGAAGCCCCAACATCAACACTAAATTTATTAAAAATCAAAATTATTAAAAAACAGAATTATTAAACTAAAAGCATATTAAATGTTATTATTCCCCTGAACAATCAGGGGAATAATTTTATGAAGTTTTTAGAAAAAATAAAAACTTTTAAATATACTTTTATTGGTTTTATCATCACTTATCTAAGTATAGTGTTGTTTTCACACACAGCTTTTGCTCAAACAAGTACACAATCAACTGAATTTGTTTTGTTTTATAAAAATGAGTTTACATTTTTATTGTGCGTAATAACTCTAATATTAGGATCATGGTTGGGTGTTAAATTACCAACCATAAGTGGGGAACAAGAACTAGATAAAAGTATAAAGTTTGTAACAGCTCTATTAGGTGGAGTTTTAGCGTTTATTTATTGTTTACAAAAAGATAAAGCTTTAACCCTAATGAACCCATTTTGGATCGCAGTGGCTAGTGTTACGCTACCACTAACAATCTTAACTTTACGTGATAAAGTTTTAGCGTATGCTAAAAGTATAAAGTTCACAAAAAATGGTGAATAATATGCAAATAACTTTTTATACTATTCTTTGGGCATTGTTAGCTCTTTGTAGTGTTACAGGAATTTATTTCTTCAATAAAAAAAGAACATTTATGACTTTCTTAACTTCCAGAAAGTATTTGCTTCTTTTCATTGTTGCATCCCTATTCGGTATGCGCCAAAGTTATTGGGTAGCCTTCATATTTATGGGTATAGCCTTGTTCTTAATGTGCTTGGACTACAAACCATATATAGAAACTTGTAGGAGATTGAAGAAATTTCAAGAGAATAAATAAAAGATATTTGTATATTAAACTGCTAAGATAATCCTCAACATTGTTGAGGATTATTTTTATGTCTAAAAAAACACGTATTGACTTCCAAAAATGGTTAATAGCTAAAGGTTGTTTTATAGGTAACTCTGGAGCAGACGGAACCATTGGTAAAGAAACTAAACAAGCTACATACAATATTTTTTTTGAATTGAAAGCAAAAGCAATCACAAACCAAGAATTGGAAAAAATTGCACAAACCATCGGTGACACAACAGGAACAGCTCGTATTCGTGCTGTTGCAGAAGTGGAGTCAAACGGTGGCGGTTGGTTAAATTCAGGACATGTAAAAATATTGTATGAACGTCACAAGTTTTGGAAATACAATGATGATAGTTCAGCCCCAAAATCTACTTTCTTTAATTACCCAGAAGGGGGGAATTACACTATAGATGCCAACAACAACGATATAAACGATTCATGGGAAAAGTTATTAAGAGCCTGTGAATATGATCCTATGGGTGCATTTATGTCCGTTTCTATGGGTAAATTTCAAGTAATGGGTTTCCATTATAAGGATATGGGTTTTGAAACACCTTGGGACATGATGTTTTCTCTAGTTTCTAATGAGTTTAATCACTACCAATTATTGGCTAAATTTATTCAAAATAACAATTTAAAAAATGCTTTCTTGAAAATAAATGCAGACTCAGAAAATTGTCGGGCTTTCGCTAAAGGTTATAATGGTAGCGGTTATACCAGAAATCATTATCATATTAAAATCGCCTTGGCATTTTTAAAATTTAAAAAGGCAGGTTACTAAATGAAAAGTATTTTTTACTTTGAACTGGAAGGTTGGGACGATTAAATTATGAACAAACGAGAGGTTTTAGTTGATGTAGCTAAGGCTTTGATTCAATTAAGTATTTATTTGATTGATAAGCGACAAAAACGCAAAGAGGAAAAAGAAAATGAAAAGTAGTGTTGACGAACGTTGGGACTTATAATAATCTTAGTCTCATGAAGTCGAACTACTGAGAAATCAGTAGTTCGATTTTCTTAGCCAAAGTTTAATTATCCCTCAGAAATTGAATTTTGGACTAAGAAAATCACCAATGAGTAGAAAAGCCCGAATCCCTATATGGTTAAGACTTTCTACAATAGTCTGTGGATACCAGCTTGGTAACAAGTAACGCCTGTTTGGGGACTGCATACAAACCAAATCAGCAAGTAAGTGAAAAGCTTACAAGTGATTTTCTTATAACTTTGAAACACCTACTGACCGAGTAAAAGTAAAGTCAAATCTTTATTGTTGAATGGAGGTAGGTGTGGATAAGAAAGTTTATTTAGGGAAGCAAACAAAGTGGCGCAAACCACACAACATTGGTCATGAACAAGTTGTGCAGGGAGCAAAATGGCGGTAGCTAAATTGGTTAAAGCAGCCGAGCCATTCGGAAGATTATTGGTTCAAATCCAATCTGCACCGTTTGTTTCACCTAAGTAATTTGATTATTTAATAAATTAATTTAAAAATAATTAATTTAACTGATTCAAGTAGCTTAAATAAACAATCAAAAGTTGTTTATTCAAAGTGAAGAATGACAATAACCTAATAAGTCGTTAAAAGGTAGTTGGTGACTTAATCACTGTCGCAGAACTGGACCCAAATAAAAGTCTGACTTTTATTTCTGTTGACAAGCTTTGAACCGAGCTTTGATTGCGTAATACAATCAGAAAGTTTCCTAATCAGTTACTAGGTTCAAACATAAGCTTGTAATTTATTGGCAAAATAACTTGGGTAAGACCAAGGGGTACAAACGAGTTGCAACTCGCTTGGAGCAGAAAAATCTACAACCATGCCAAGGTTGGTAAATTACAAGACTTATGTTTATTGCTTCATAGCTCAGTTGGTAGAGCAACGGACTGTTAATCCGTGGGTCACACGTTCGAACCGTGTTGAAGCAGCCATTTACTTAGAGAAGAAATCTGGAAAGTACGACGGTACGTTAAACAACATAAACTAGGACATGAGCGAGGTTCAAACCCTCAACATTTGGTTATGGCGTTCCGAAAACTGCAGATTGTTTGTGTTGAATATTTATTCTCAGATTTCTTCGTCTAAGTAAATTTCCTATAGCTCAGTTGGTCAGAGCAGCGGACTCATAATTCGTTGGTCACAGGTTCAAGTCCTGTTGGGGAAACCACTTAAAAGGCTCTGTAGCTCAGTTGGATAGAGCATCCGCCTTCTAAGCGGATGGTCACAGGTTCAAGTCCTGTCAGGGTCGCCATTTTTACTTTTGCTCGAATAGCTCAGTTGGTAGAGCAGTAACCCGATAAGTTATTGGTCACAGGTTCAAGTCCTGTAGGTAGTACCAAATTTTAGAAGTCCGTTAATTCGGGCTTATTTTTTAACTGAAGGAAACCAAAATGAAAGAGAACTCTAATCTAACTGTAGTATTTTCACCAGAAGCTATTGCCAATCAAATAGCCAACCACTTAATACAATTTGAGGAAAATATAAAAAAGTTTGGTGTTTCTAAAATATTGGAACCAACGAGAAAATTGTTTGAGCAAAGAACAGCACCCCTATTTGCTGAAACAGTAATTGAGAATATGGAAGAAAATATGTGGGACCCTGAAAGCCCAGATTCCGAACAAGTGAAAAAGTTACAAAACTCAGCCATTTTCTCAGCCCTGTCAAACAACAACTTAGTGTTAGCCGAGCACTTAGAAAAGAATGTTTGCTTCATTACTGTTCAACAAGAACTTAAAAAATATTTGGAACAATGTAATTTCAACAAACAAATTTATGGTGAATACTTAAATGAGTTGAAAAAAATCATTCAAGAAGTTAAACTGCGATTTAACTTAGTTCAAGATCAAGGCAATTTTTTCTTGAATTAATTGTGAGTCACATATCTCAAATCCTGTTGTGTTCTACTCCTTAGCTCAAAAGTGAACACATGGTTATTAAGACATTTGAGCAGGGCTTGTTTATTAGTTTGAGAGTGCTTTTAAACAAAGAATAATATGTGAGTTGTGGAATAAGTCGGACTTGAGCAAGTGTTATTGAATTATCTCTGACTAATTTAATAACAAACTTATTTCAGTAGTTTTAAAATTGCAGTTTTAAAAGCTACCAAGAGGGTCTATCCTTGCAATAAGAATATAGACATAAATCCATCGTTGCCTAGATGGATTTTTTAGTTTAAGCTGAACCAAAAGTGGACAATGTTAAAACATTGTCCTTTTTGTTTACCTAAACACATGGAAAAGAGGAAACTAAATTATGGGTTTTTCTTACACTAACCCGATACAAAACATTCTCGTTGACAGATCTAACATTGATGAATGGGATTCTTTTTTTGTTGAGCAGTTTAAAATCAATCAAAACTTCTGTGGTTATGATATTGAAACAAGCCAACGTGACGCTCATGAAGGGATTAAGAAACTCTTAAAAATTGACAACGACGGTTTCAGCCATGGTAAAAAATTAATTTTCGATTTTAAAAGAAGCAAAATCACAGGGGCTTCTTTTTACTTTGGGCATCAAGCAGGTGACAAAGCTTTTTATGTTAACTTCGGACATGCCGATGAGGAAAACACCATCAGCACATCCTACCTTTGGAAATGGATGGATTTAGCGAAACAGAATAATGTGAATTTAATTATTCACAATAGACAGTACGAGCATTCGGTTCATTTAGGCTCTTATGGTTACACGCTGCCAAACGCTTTTTGCTCAATGCAATTGGCTGTTACAGCATATAACCCAGATGAGTATAAAAAATCACACTTAATTAATGCTGTACTGCAAGGTGTTCGACCACTTATTCCAGAAATTGAACGATTATTTACCAACGTTGAAAAAGGTTCTTTAACCTTTAAACAAGACGAACTATTAGGTAAATTTTGTGCAAAGTCTGGGACAGCGACTCATTCTTATGAAGGTATTGTTAAATCAATCTCTTATGGTTACGGTTTGAAAAAAGCAACCAAATCTTGGTTTGGTCATCAAATGCTTGAGTTCAAAGACACATTAGGTGATGAACCAGATATGGAAGCCCTTACAGGGGCACAAGTTCTTGCCTACGGTGCTGACGATGCTGTTTGGGCTTACAGATTGTTTTTTAGATTATACAGCCACCTTCAATCAGTGAACCCAAAAGCACTACAAACCTACTTAGCTGTTGAAAACCCAATCACAAAGATCTTTTCTGAAACAACTGTAGGTGGGATGAAGGTAAATAAACCCGAAATCCTGAAGCGACAAACAACCATGCGAGGAACCGTCGCTGAGAACTTGATTGAATTTAAAAAAGAGCTGCGTAAGATTTTTCCGTCTGAACTGCCACCGATGCACGAAAAACTGTTGAAATACGAAAAATGGTATAAAGAAGCATCCCATTTGAAATATTTTAACCAAGTAAAAAATTGGTTAGAAACACCCGATGATTTGAGTGAGTATCAAACATGTATTCAAGTGAAAAACTCAACAGGTAATGCATGGTATCAGGAAAATACAGGGTCAACCAAACATCCACCAATGGCTCAATTATCCATAAACCATTACATGGCTATGCGATTCATTTTATTTGTGATTTGCGATTTACCATGTAAAGCTAACGGAGGGAAGATCCAGTCGGATAAAGATGCCAGAGCTGAAATGCTTTCTGAAATCCCCGAAGATCATAAAGGTCGAAGAATTGTGGAGCTATATGCCAAATTAGGTTCTGCAGAACAAGCCTTTAAACTATATATTACACCTTATTTATTTTTGGTTGACCCCGAATCTGGTTTGATGCACCCAATCATGACAAGTATGTTGGCAACCCGAAGAACAAGTTGTTCCAACCCCAACGGACAACAACTTGCCAAACGTGGTGAATCTGTCTTCGTCCGTGGCTTTTTCCAAGCCGATGACCCCGACAGTTTAATTGTCTCAGCCGATTGGTCTGCTATTGAACTTGTAGCGATTGCTGCAAACAGTCAAGATCCAGAGTTTTTGGAAGCTTATAAACAACGACCACATGCTGATTTACATAGTAAGGCTGCAGCAGGTGTTATGGGTTTATCAGTGGAAGATTTCTCCCAACTGGAAGATAAGAAAACACACCGTACCGTTCTAGGTAAAGGTGCTAACTTTGAATACTGGTACTCAGGTTGGTTAATGAACACAGCTAAACGAATGGGTTGGTCAATGGAACAAACTGCAGAAGCGGTAAAAGGCTACGCCAACACATTTAAAGTTGCTGAACAGTGGCGACAAAATGTTATTAATGAGATTCAACAACGAGGGGTTATTCAACTCCCAGATGGTTTGACTCGTGTTCGTTTTGAAGCGACAGAAGAATGGTCTGAAATGATGTGGGAAGCTTTTTCAAGCTTTGGCTCAGATGCAGTGTTGAATTTTGCAAGAGAAGCTATGCGGAGGATTCAGCGAAGATCCTTCAACCAAGCGGTGAATTTCGCCATTCAGGGTCTTTGTGCAGGTTTGGCAAAGAGAACTATTTTGAGAACGGTAGAAGAATCTAAAAAAGCTGAATTTAAAGCTCGTTTTATGTTGCTTATTCACGACGAGTTATTATTCTCTGTACCTAGAAAGGAAGTCGCTGCTTTCTGTGATTTCTTATATGAGCAAATGATTCAAGATACTGATTTATTACCAGGTGTGGCTATTGATAGTTCTGTTGCTATCGGCTATACCTTCCAACCTTTTGATAAAGACTCAGCCCCTTATGGTCAAATTGAGTTGATGGAAATCCAAAAAGGGGTTCCTTGTGTACCTAAAGAAGCTTGGGAGACTAAGGCTACACCAGTATTGCGAGATAATATTATCAATTATCTAACAATTTGTAGAATGGCTGCTTAATAAACTTGTCAAATTCTATAGGTTGTGTTAATTTTATTTCAGCCCTTAAAACCCACGTTTAAATTAACGTGGGATTTTTTATAGTTAAATTTTATTAGGTGTTTTATGTCTGAACGTGAAGATGAGCTTGAACAGCAAGCGATAGAGATTAATTTTCAACAAGCAATGAATAATGTAAAAAAACAAAATTTACGTTTACAATCAAATGGGTTTTGCCACAATTGCGAAGAAAATGTTGATGCAGGTCAAGTTTTTTGCGACATAGATTGTCGTGACGATTACGAAAAACGTAAAAAAGCAGAATCACAAAGACTCTATTGAGGAACCAAAATGGCTTCGGGAAAGGCAACCGAATTAAAAACCTGCCAGATGTTGAGGGAATACTATAAAACAGCAGCTTCAATTCAGCGACTACCTGATAAATTTGACACAGGTAAATTTGAAGATGTTAGACCAAGTGATTTTTTGATTGTTTTAAACAGAACTTCAGTCAAAGTAGGTGAAGCAACTACTTATTTTGTTGAGTGTAAAGAGTCAGAAAAACCCAAGACAAGCTACTCTATCTCTGGAACTTTTCGTAAAGGTCAAGTTCAAGGCATGATTAGAGCTGTGCAGTTGAAAATACCTTATTTTGTTGTGTTTAATATTTTAAGCACACAAGAAATTTTCTTAGTTCCAAGTATTGAAATTTTAAAGTGTTTGAACGAAGGAAAAAAGTCGATCTCGATGGAGATCATTAAAAACCACACATGGCTACAAGGAAATCTTTATGACTACTATCTCAAATGAAAAACAATATCGCCATTTTATGGTTGACTGTGAAACTTTAGGAACACTACCAAACAGAAATCCTGTTTTACAAATAGCTGTTGTGCATTTCAATCCAGAAAGTTTTGATGCTTTAGAATCTTTTGAATGTTTTCTACCTTTGGCTGAGCAGTTAAAAATGCAGCGTATACCAGACCAAGGCACGGTCAATTGGTGGAAAAAGCAAGATCCGAAAGTGTCAGAAGTAATTTTCGGTGGTGTAGCAAAAGCTCCACCTTTGAAAAATCAATTAGAAGAATTATCTAATTGGATTGCAAGCAGTTGTAAACTAGACAATGGTTTTGCAGAATCAGTTTTCTGGGCTAAACCTGCAGCATTCGACTACCCTTTTATTGATGGATTATTTGTGGAGTCAGGCATTCCAAGTCCTTTTCACTTCCGTAAAGTTGTCGATATACAATCTTATATTATTGGTGCATTCAAACAAACGCATTATGTTTTAAACCATTATCAGGCGACACATCATGCTTGTGTAGAATCTTATTGGGCTTGCTTTGAAGAAACTAAGAGAAAGTTGAAAGGTCGAGATAACGCACATAACGCTGCTGCAGACTGCTTATTTCAACTTGAATGGTTAAAGGAAGCTATTGTGAACTGCACTCAGTATATGAGTGAGGAAGGTCTTAAAAAGACTTTGAATCGCAAAAATTAATTTAAATAAAATCAACCATTTGTTTTGGAAGTTAACCTAACACAAACTAAGGAAAATAAACCATGCAAGAAGTTAAACAAACACAACTGAAACCTACAGGTTCACGAGTTCTTGTTAAAATTAAAGACGTTGAATCAGCAACCAAAGGTGGTATCGTTTTAGTTGAATCAGCTCAAGACAAACCACAAACAGGGGAAGTTTTAGCTTTAGGTTCAGATCAACACAATTTCGTAGTCCAAGTTGGGGACTTAATCACCTTTGGTCAATTTGCAGGTATGAAAATTGAACACCAAGGGGAGGAATTTTTACTTATCAAAGAACAGGATATTTTAGCAATTATTGAAAAATAAATTGTTGACGTATTAATTCTTGTCCTGTACTTTATTAAATAAGAATTTACCCGACAAGAAAATTCTACGAGTGACTTTAAAAGTCACTCGTTTTTTATACCCTAAATTAAGGAAGCAAAAATGATTAACCAATTAAGCAATCAGCAAATTCGAGAAATTCTTGAAAAAGAGTTACAGAACGACGCTGTAAAAAATGTATTCCAGTTAGCAAACCCATACAATTTTAGCGTAAACCCAGACACAGATAATTATGTGGATATGTATAACGAAATTGTTTTTGATGTTTTCGCTTTAGGACTAAAACATGGTTTAACCTTAGCCAATGAAGATCACTTAGAGGATTCAAAATAATGTTAAAAAGAAATCCAACAGTGGTTATAGGGACTACAGCAATGAAAACTGTGGGTGATGCTCATTTAGGAAAAGTGTTTAAAAACAATATCTTACTACATCGTAGAGGAGAATTTGAAAAAACCCAAGTTGAAAAACTAAAGGAAGAAATTTCAGATATTACGATGTTCGGGATGGAAAATATTAATGAGTATTTACGATGCCAAGTAGGCGATTGGTTCGATAAATCTGTTGTTTCAAATCAAGCTGTATTAACATCATACGAAATCCTAAAAACGTATGAAGAAAATGATTCAACACCCTTATTCATCATTTCTGGCAACCATGATGACAGTAAATCTCTTTCTGAACCCACATCATGGGATATTTTATCCAAATTTTTTATTGATTCAAACACAATTAAGTTTGTTAAAGATTGGCACGTACATACAACCAATTGTGGAAAACAGATTTTATTTGTTGGATGGAATATATCTAATGGTGTTGCCTTATCTTTCCTACAAGCAGTGGAAGCAGGGTTTAACAATATCCGAATGGTTGTGTGTCATCTTGATCGTATTAGCTATGGTGACGAAACCAATGTAATACCTTACGATTTTTTGAAAGAAAAAGGTGTTGAATGTGTTGTTTCTGGGCATGAACATAAACCTTATTTTTTCAATGAAGGGAATATGAAAATCATCGGTACTGGATCACTTTTACCTTATAACCATGCCGAGGATCCAGAGGATGAACACTTTATCACCTTCAAAAGTTTAGAAGGTTTACTTGATTTTGGTATAGCCAATTTGGTTGATAAACATGTTCGGATCTACACAGATCAAGTTGAGTATATTCCAGAATTAGATTGTTTAAGTTTGCAAGTGCACAAAATGGAAGCTCTAACTTCTGAAGAAGATTTCAAAGAAGTAATTATAGAATCTTATAATGCTAAAAGTGTTTTTGAAGCTGCAGCAAAAGAAACTGGTTTAAATATTGAATCCACTAAAATATTGTGGGATGAGATTAGTATTCAAGGATGTGATGAATGAATAAATCAACAGAATTACTCATCAAAAGCTCAACAAGCGGTTTCATTCTAGCCTTAATGGTTATTCTTGTTGGATCTATGCAACTACTTATGAAACAACCAGAGGACAGCGCAATTTATATTTGTTGCTGTTTCGCTTTAGGTTGGAATATCTACAGTGTTATCAGTGACAACATTAAAACATACATTCAACTAAATAAGGAATCTAAATAAATGATTCATCAAATAGCCCTAAAAAACTGGCATAAACATCATAATAAGACTTTCAAATTTACTGAAGGTCTTAATCTTATACGAGGTGAAAATGAAGCTGGAAAATCTCTTATTTTGGAAGCTATTGACTTTGCTTTACACGGCAGCGATGCTTTGCGTCTACCTGTCAGCTTTTACCCTAATAATCTTAATGTGGTTTTGCATCTTTCCATTAATGGTGTTGAGTATATTATTAACAGAACCCCTAAAAAAGCGGAGCTTTTTATTTCGGGTTCTGAATCTCCGATTGCGTCTGGAACTAAGCCAGTTAATGCTGAGATCAGAAAAGTGCTAGGTTATAGCCGAAACGTTTTCTTGGTATCAAATTACAGCTCACAAGACTCAATTAATTACATTTCCACTTTAAAACCTGCAGAAAGAAAACGCACCATCGACAACGTGGTAGGTTTAACTGCAGTGGAAACAGTTATTGCTGAACATAAGACAGAACTAACTTTTCTAAATAGACAACAAGGCATGGTTCAAGCACAAGAAGTTTTAGAACCAAATAAACCAAAAGGGTTTAAACAAACAAACACTGCAGACTTAATTGATTCTTGCAATAAGCAGATCCTTACCTACCAAAATGAGGTTGCTGTTCAAGAAAGCCTTAAAGAGCAACACATTAACTTAGAAAAGAATAAACCTGTAAAATTGATAGGTTTAGACCTCTCTGGTTTTATCGAAGGTTTAACAGAGCAAAAAATAGCTGAGACAAACAGCCAAATTGCTTCTTTAAGCAGACAACTCATTTCTGTTAAGCAAGAACTTAACTCTTTAAAAGAGGTCGTCAAACCTCAAGAACCTTCTAAAGCCAAAATAATTCCTAATCTTACGGATGATTATGTTTTTAAACTTAGACGTAAAAGACAAGAATTAACCACCGCTTGGGATTTTGTGACTAAAGAACTTTTAAACACTATACAAATAAAACACAGCTATAGTATTTCTCACATTGAAGAAACCAAAAAACAGGAAAATCTTTACCAAGATTGGTTAGCTTTAAAAAAATTAAAAGCGTCTGGTTCAGTGGATTGCAACCATTGTGGGAATACTGTTTTCTTAGCTCAGGAATCTATCTCAACACATTACGCTCACGTTCCAGAGGTGGTTGAGCCTGTCGTTAAATCTTCTACAGAAATGGAAAAACACAACGCTTTTGTTATTGAACAAACAGAGAAACGTAACAAATTAAAAGGGGAGAAATATCTACTCGAAGTAGAACTGGCTTCATTTAATCAAGAACACCCTACTGAAAATCAGATAGTTGAACATCTTGAAGCGGTTTCAGCTTGCACTATATTTGAAAAAGCAGATGTAGAATACAAGCACTATTTAGAACGTAAGAAAAACTTAGAGAACCAGTGTGTTGAGTTAGAAAAAGCTCTAAACCCATATAGATCTTGGTATTCAAACGATCAAATAGAACATCACCGATTGGCTTGCAAAAATATGGAGCTACAGCAAAAAAATGAACAAAGTATCCAACAGTGGCAAACCACCAAGGATTCTTTGAAAGAATATATTGGTGAAGATTTAGTTAATCAGAAAAGAAACTATATTCTGAAATTACAACAGGATGTAAAAGGTTACATAGAAAATCAGGATTCTTGGATTACTTATGAACAAGATTTAAATAAGTTTAATTCTTGGAAAACCCAACTGGATGAGGTTAAAAAAGAAGTTGATTCTGAAAAGCTTCAAATCGAAACGTTGAATCTTTATAAACAAAAGATAAAAACAGCTATCTTACCAAGTGTGAACGCTGTTGCAAGCCAATGGTTAAACCGAATGTCGGATGGGAAACATAGCAAGATTGAATTAACCGATTCAATGGATATTTTAGTTAGTGGTGAACCTATCGAAGCCTTATCCATTTCAGGTAGAGCTTTAGGTCATTTAAGTTTGAGAATGGCTTTAGGTCAAGTATTAACTAACCATGTTTTTCCTGTTTTTATGGCTGACGAAGTGGATGCTTCTATGCGTAATGAACGAGGTCAAAAGGTTTTAGATGCTTTATACGATACGTTAAAAGGATCTATGAAACAAATTATTATGATTAGTCACCGTGAACTTGAAGTTGAACGTGTGAGCAATTTTATTGAGGTTTAATTACTCTAAATTAACCTAATAATTTATTAAACAACCGATTGACAAAATAGAACTTACTGATTAATCTTAAATCCAAACACCACCATAGCGTGGTGTTTTCTTTACCCTAACTTTTTGAGGACAAATAAATGTCTAAATCTCCACCAGAAAATGTTGCTTTAAACCTAGATTTAATCAAACCATTGGGTGCTGCACAACTCTCTAAATTTATTAACCTTCGTGCAGGTCGAACACCACTGGTACTTGCAAGTGCTCAAAGTGTTATTAATCAATTCAACTTGATTGAATCTGAATTAGAAGAAGGAAAAATGGCTGCAGCAGCAGGTGATTTAGATGGTGTTCGTGACGCTGTTTGCGACATTGTTCTACTCGCCTTTGGTCAAGAAGGACACATAGATGGTCTTAACTTAGACGCTGATTTTAAAACCATGTGTGCGTACAACATGACTCGTATTCCGCAAACGATTGAAGAAGCGGAAGAAACTAAAGAAAAGTATAAAAAACTTGGTATTGAAACTGAAGCAAAAACAATTTATTTAAACCTACCTCAATTTGAGGGTTATTTATACCCTGTAGTTTGCGTAAATAAGGATCAATGGGATTCTAAAGGAAACCACTATCCACCAAATAAATTTGTAAAATCTGTTAAATTTCAAGATGCTGCTTTTGAAACCATTGAAGGTGTAGCGATTGAAGTTGAAGAAAACCTAACTGGTTTAGGCAACTTAATCACAGAACCAATGGTTGATTTATTTTTAAAAGAATTAAGTTCTTGGGAACAAGATGATGCTACCGATGGTTCTAGTTATGAAGAATTTATTGTTGACATGAAAACTCGCTTGGTTGGGAAACGTGCATAATGAAAAATAATCAAATCAATGTAGAAAGAATTAAAGAGCATGTTGACGAAATGGGTTCTGACCTTCCGATGTATGCCAAAATTATTGAAGCTTCAAAGTGCATCGAAACAGGCGCAAAATTAGTTACCTTTGAACTATTTTTCCCACGTTGGATTTTAGCTGAACAAAATACACACCGTATTTTTTCACGTAACACTGGATCAAGTCGAGCAATCCCATTGGTTCGTATGCTTCGCTCTTTGTGGAATACCCCTGCAGTACCTTTCTTTTGGGGTGCAAATAAAGCTGGAATGCAATCTGCAGAGGATCTACCATTCTGGAAGGCTAAGTTATGCAACTTGGCTTGGTCAGTTCATCGTTTAGTAACTTTCGGAACAGTTTATTTTTTAAATAAAATGGGGTTACACAAGCAATGGGCTAATCGACTTCTTGAACCTCACACGTATATTCGCCAAGTGGTGACTTCTTCAGATTGGGACAATTATTTGAATCTTCGTTTACACGATGACGCTCAACCTGAAATTATTGCTCTTGCTTATTTAATGAAGAAAGCACTTGACAATTGTGTTTTTAGATCAGTGTCTAATACACACAAAGAGAACGCACTGCGTTGGCATTTACCGTATGTAACTTTTGAAGAAAGAACACAGAATCAAGGTGAACCATATTACCTAGTAAGGTTATCTGCTGCTCGTTGTGCTAGAACCAGTTATTTAAATCAGGAAGGTATGATTCCAAATCCTGAAAAAGAACTACTTACGTTCAACAAACTGGTTGGTTCTGAACCAATCCATGCTTCAACACTTGAACATCAGGCTTACGCTGCAAAAAGTAAAGATTATCAATCACGAAACTTTAAAGGTTTTCATCAATTTAGAAAATTTTTTGAAGAAAACCGAAACCAATTTATTTAATCTCAATCAGGAAGACCCTTATGACGGAAATACACGTAAAGACAACAGTTGATGTCCCAACTAAAAAGCAAGAGGTTAAAGCAGAAATGCTTAATGTAATTTATGGTTATGAAAAACTTGCAGGTATTTTAGAAAAAGCCCTTGACCAAGCGCAGAATGGTAAAGGAAATGAACGTCATCAAGTTGGCGGTGCTCCTTTTCATAAGCAACCTATTTGCGAACTGGGTCGTTTATACGGTACTGGCTATAACTTTGGTCAAGCTGCTAAAAAAGCCCATGAAACAGGTCAGTTAGCGACTAAAGAAGCTAAATTAAATGAGCTGTATGGAGCTATTAATTATTTAGCTGCTGCAGCAATCTTAATTGCAGAAGAAGAATAAACTTAAAGTCAAGACTGTTTTTTACCTTAAATTTCCATTAAATTAGAGGTTATAAGTCTACAAAACGGACGCTATATTGCGTCCGTTTCTTCTATGGGTAAATAATTATGTTATTAGAACAGCATATAGATCTTTCACGAGATCAATTGCTCACACACTTCGGCACAGAAACCTTAAAAGATCGCTACCTAAAACCAAATGAAACAAGTCCTCAACATGCTTTTATGCGTACAGCCTTAGCTTTTTCTTCAAATGAAGAACATGCTTTGCGTATGTACGATTATGCCAGCAAGCAATGGATTGGTTTTGCTTCACCAGTATTGTCAAATGCTCCAGTAAGGACCAAGTTTTCAAAGGAATGGTCAAAAAACTTTTCTGCAGCTTGTTATGAATCAGTCCTTGGTGCTTTACCAATTTCGTGCTTCGTTGGTTATGTTGGTGATTCTCGTGAACAAATTGGTTTCCATTATTATGAACAACTTTGGTTAGCTTCGGGCGGTGGCGGTTACAAGGCTTATTGGGGAGATCTTCGCCCTGTAAACTCAACAACTTCTACAGGTTCAAAAACAGGCGGTTTAATTCCCTTCTTTCATGTAACTGACGGCATGATCGTATCCACGCACCAAGGTAATAATCGTAGAGGTGTTTACGGTGGATCTATTCGAGATAATCATCCAGAAATTATGGAGTTTATAGATTCAAGAAAAATGTCTGGTGACAACAATAAAAGATCCAGAAACGTGTTCCAAACAGTAAACATTTCTGACTCTTTCATGTACGCTGTTTTACAGGATGCTAACTGGGCTTTAGTGGATCATGAAGGTAATACTGTTGAAGTCATTAAAGCCAGAAGCTTATGGGAAAAAATTCTTGACAATCCGTTCGAAATTGGTTGCCCATTCATCCATTGGATTGATAACTCCAACGACATGATGCCAAGTGTTCAAAAAGCATTAGGTTTACGTGTTAATACTGTTAATATCTGCACAGAAATTACACTTGCTACAGATGAATTTAGAACAGCCGTTTGTTGTTTATCGTCTCTAAATCATTTAAAACGTGACGAATGGTTCAACAATAAACAATTTATTGCTGACTGTGTTGAGTTCTTGGACAACGTGCTTGAATATTTTATTCAAAACGCTATTTATGCTTGCACAAAAGATTTCCATTGGGCAGAACTCAAAGATACAATTCGTGTAGATTTGGCTGAAGCAATTTTCGGCAAGAGCGAAGACTCGGAAAATTCTCTTTCTAAAGCAATAAAATCCGAAGTAAATAAAGAATTTATTGATTTAGAACCAATTGTAGAACGTATGGCTCACAACATTGTTGAAAAACATATTATGGGTTATAAAAAAGCAGTTTATTCTGCCAAACGTGAAAGAGCGATTGGTTTAGGTATGATGGGTCTTGATTCATACTTCATGGCAAACCAGATTGCTTATGAATCTCAAGAAGCTGTTGCGATCACACACAACACTTTTAAATGGGTAAAAGAGTCTGCTGTTGAAGCGTCATTAAAGTTGGGTTCTTTACGTGGTGAAGCTCCAGATATGCAAGGCACAGGACGAAGAAATTCCCATTTGCTTGCCGTAGCCCCAACCGCAACAAACTCTACAATTGCAGGTGGTATTTCTCCAGCTTTGGAAAAGCGATACAAAAACATATTTCCACAAAAAACCAAGTCGGGTACTTTCCAAGTCATCGAACCTGCAGCTATGGCGTTATTGGACAAATATAATATAAATAACCCTGAAACAATTAAGTTGATAAAAGATAGCGGTGGTTCGGTTCAAGCTATTAAAGAATTTACAGATCATGAACGTAAATATTTAAAAACAGCTTTTGAAATTGATCAGATGTGGGTCGTAGAACACGCTGCTGCTGCTCAACCTCACGTATGTCAAGCAATATCTGTAAATTTATTTATTTTACCAGGTACGCCTAGAAAATATGTAAATGCCTTACATTTCAAAATGTGGGAAAAAGGTTTGAAATCTCGTTACTATTGCAGAACAGAAGCGTTAAATAATAATGATGCTTTCGCTGACTATATAAAAATCACCAACACTATTGATTATGACAGACCAAACCTTTTTGAAGAATGTTTGGCTTGTGGGGGTTAATTGAATGCCACATATTAAACATGAAGATCTTACCTTAACTTCAACAAGACCATACTATCAACCATTTAAATATCAATGGGCTTATGATTTTGCTGAAGAACATCGTCGCATGAACTGGACAAAAGAAGAAGTCAGAACACTACATGAAGATATTGCAGATTGGAAAGCAATGTCTGAAACAGAACGTGCACCAAGGCAATTCCTGTTAAATTACTTTGTTCAAGCCGATGTAGACGTTGGTGCTTCTTATTTTGATAATTTAGCCAGATGGTATAAGCAAACCGAACTTAGAATGGCAATTGGTCGAATTATTGATCGTGAAATGACTCATGTAGATAATTATGCCTTACTTCCTGATCAGTTTTGCATTCCATTAACAGAATACGCTGAAATGTTGAAGATTGATGAAGTTGCCGAACAGCACGACTTCATGATTCAGCAAGCCCAAAGTGACGATATTTATCAACGCTTAGCCACTATCTGCCGACATATTTGTGGTGAAGGTATCGGGTTGTATGGTATTTTTCTAATGCTTTTGAATGATCAACGCTTTGGTCGAATGAAATCATTAGGTCAAGAAATTGTTTCTTGGTCTTCTCGTGATGAAAACCACCATTGTTTTTTCCTGACCAAATTGTTCAATACTGAAATCGAAGAAAACACAGACTATATTAAACGAAATATTGATTTGTTAGAAAATATGGTTGTGCAAATGTTTAAAAACTCAGTTACTCGTGGTGTAAATTATGCCAAAGCTGTGTATGAGCGTGGGGAACTTCCAGATTTAACTATTGATCAAATCGAAATGTTTTTAAAACAATTAGCCGATGTTCGGGTTAAGAAATTAAACTTGGGTATTGAAACTATCTATGGTACTTCTAATATTTTAGAGTTAGATTGGGCTACTATGTTGTTCTCTGGTTCTTTAGATAATTTCTTTGAAACTGCAGGGACTAATTATCAGATAGGTGCTTTAACTGGAGAATGGGAATACCCTCCAGTAAGTTTTAAAAAAGATTCACACAAATATTTAGATCTTATGAACACCTAAAGAAAGCATTAAAAAGCCCTCAATTGAGGGCTTTTTTCAGTTTGGATTATAGTTAATATTCTCACTACCTAAAGGTGGTACAGTTATTTCAGACCAAGGGGAGAATGTTGTCCCCCACTGATTTTGTGCTCTTACTTGGATTTTAGTTCCTACGATTCTAGGGTTGGTCACAATGATTCTAGCAGTTGTTTTGGATTCTCTAACCACATAAAAACTATTTTGGATAAACTCAAAATTATTTGATCCAACGGCGGTTTCAAAACGAACACCAAAAGGATTTGTTAAACTATTGAGATCAATGTTAGTTTCCCAATCGGGTTGGGTTACATTGATTTGAACATAGCCCTTCACAACTGGTTCTGTAGCTGGAGGTACGATAGGTTCTGGAGGTAGAACTTGTCCTGAAGAATCTTTATTACTAGAAATAATTTTAGTGAGCTGTGGTTGAATGTAGTTTGCTTCAATATTTGAAGTGTAATTCCACACCTCAGAAGAAGCCCTAACACCAGAGCCGTCTCTATCATAAACCAGTTGGAATAGATACTTCCCTTTACCGTGGTTGGGTACGAAGAATTGATTTGTGTCAGGTGTTAATTTGATATTGTTGACATTCTCTACAGGTGTACTATACGAAAAATATTTAAATTTGTACTCGAACATATCAGATGTTTCTGCTGACCAAGAAACCTTAATATTTCCTCCTTCGGAAGTTATTCCTTGAAGGATTGGTAGTTTAGAGTCGGCTTCATTATAAGGAACAATATCTCGAATATACTTGGTTTCACCTGCTTCACCTTTACGATTATATGGTGTAATAAATAAAGAGATTTTTTTAGTTTCACGATCAAAAGCAGGGAAAAGTTCACCACCTAAACTAAATAGTCTTTTATTTCTTTGTTCACCAGTTGAGTCGTCTTGCCAAACAACATCGTAGTAATAAGCTTCAACATTGGCTGTGAAATTGAGTTGATAAACCAGTTGACCATTGTAGGATGCCCAATCTTTATATCTTAGACGAACATTCTCAACAGAGCTTGGAGCAGGTTCTCTTTTGTATAAAACATCTTCAATATTGTATTGTAAGTTAACCAATTCTGGGTTGTTGATGTTGTCTACAGCTTCAAATTTTTTCTCTGAAACAATTGCTGCTTTAAACTCAAAAACTTCACCCCCAGAAGGTCCTGTGGTGTCATCTTGAACCATACCTAAAACACGAAAAACTTTAGGTTGCCCATAAACACCGCCTTTAATAACGATAGGAGTGTTATTCACTAAATATTCAATAAATTCAGTAACTTGTGTTATATTTAAAGTATATTCGTCTTCAGAATAAACACCCACTTCGGCTATTCCAAAAGGTGTGTGAAACATAACAATGTAATTTTGCTCTTTAAAAACTTGATCCCTCAAATGAATTTTATTTAAAACAGAATCAAAAGATTTTATTCTGGCATGGTTGCCCCAACCATTTTCTTTGTGTGCAATATAAAAATGGTCATAAATATTAACTAAATGCCCAAGGCGAGGGCATTGAAAAGTTGTAAAAATATCTTCATCCCTATTGGTTAATAGATTATAAACGCCTTGCCTAATTGCTTCAGAAACATTGGTACAACCTATTGCTTGAAACTCGTAAGGGATAACTCCATATTTATTAATGGACTCATTATCCACAATGGTTCTACGATCCTGATCATAATTATTTTCAGAATTGAGAAACGTAACACTAACCTGATTATATTTAGATTCTAAGTCTGCAGAACTATATTGGAAGTTAGGTTGCGTAATCATTTCTGGAGTTACAAAAAAGTATGGTGTGTTTGGTTTATCCATAAAGCCAAAGTAAACACCATTGATTTCCCTTAATGTGGTATGCGCTGCCCCTGCAACATAATTAATATAGTCCTTGATTTTTTGTTTTTGTTGAACAACCTCATTAAAAGTGTATCTTGGAGAAACTTCACCTGTTTTCACAGTAGGTACTTTCTCATCACAATACTTTGCCAACTTGTAAAAATTGGAATTATCTATTTGAACCCTTCTTTCAACTGAGCGTAAACCCCAATCTTGATTCATGATTAATTCACGAAGAATCCAAAAAGGGTTATTAGTCCACCCTTTTTTATAGGTTCCATCCCAAGGGGTAGTTTCATCGTAGGTGTGCTCGAAAGGATTGTAATTTGAAGGTATTTCACAAATTAAACCATAAAACTCCCCTGAAAAATCTGGGATATTATCAAAACGGTCTGTATGTTGTGCCACAATATGGCATAGAGCTGTCTTTCTGTACGTTTTTTCGTTGTCGGTGATTAATGCCAAAGACTCTAAAGTTATTTCTTTGTTAGAGAATTTTTTTTCTTCGGACGTTAATTCTTTAGATAAACGCATAATTTGGATTTCCCAATCGTGGGTATCTCCTTCTTTATCAAAAATAGGTATTGTTAATTCATACAAATACCCTGCTGTTGTTTTACCTTCAATTCGCAAAGCACCTGCATTATAAGCGTCTTGAATTTCTTGGTTTTGAGATAGTTGATCTTTAACCGCTTGGGCGTATTTTTGAGCTGCTACGTGTTGAACACTCATACCTTGCAAACCACTCAAACCATATCCGCTTCCTGTGTAAGAAGGAATATAGTTGTTTGTTAATTGGTCAGCACTTGAAATGATTTGACTATCAGTTAAAACTTCTTCTGCAAAAGATTTTTTATCTACTTCCGACATAGAATCAAAATCCAAACCCCTTCTGAAAGCTTCCTGTCTAAGTGTTTCTAATAGAGCTTTATTCCTGTAAAGGGATGCTGTTGTTTCATTAACAACAATCCAATCTGTCGTACCTACTTTTCTATATTTAACCGATAAAAGTAAAGATGATGTACTTGAATTTCCTTTAGAATCCCCTGCATAAAGTAAACTAACTAAAAGACGAATATCTATTTGTTTAATTCTTCCTCTATGTGTTGCAGGTGTTATGAAAGTTCTGGCAACCTCCCCTGGTAAAGATGTGCTGACAGAACCATTCATAATTGATGCTTCACCACCCATAACGTATTTTATTGGTAGATCATCAAAATAACCTTGTCTGAAACTAACACATAAATCTTGAAAATTTAGATCGCCTGTTTCAGATTGAAAAGGGACTTGACCAACGTTGAAGGATTCTAAACCATCTTTTAAACCGTAAATGGTTCCTTCACCAATCGCTGCAACTAATTCAACCATGTCTTGACTATATAAATTATCTGCAGCAATCTTAGGACTTTTTTTACTACTTCCACCCATTTTAAAACTCCAAACCTGTTCTGTTTAATTCATTATCTACCTGCAGCAATTTAGTCTCATCACCTGCCTGATAAACACCATAAAACTTTTTCAAATTAACACTTGGCATGTGTTCATCGACTTTTTCTTTGAAATATGGTGATGTGTCTGGTTGATCTACACCATCGTAATTTCTAGCGTCAACATTAAAACTCACTAAATGGAAATAAGCTTTGTGAAGTCCAAAGATCATTTGAATAGGTGTGCCCAATTCAGTTGTGGTATTTGTGCCGAACTTTCTTGAACTCTTATTTCCTTCAGCATCCTTTGGTTTTGGAGCCAACAATTGCATTAAACCTGTGAGCACTAAAGAAACACCTATGGACATAGCCATTTGTGCAGCAAAAGCACCATAAGAGAAGCTACCTGCTGTTGCTGCTGCTCCACCTGCTGCTGCTCCACCTGCTACGGCTGCACCTTGACCTGCTAAATAGTATTGTTGTGTGATTACTGCAGCAACAATGATAACAACACCGATGACGACATTGACAAGACCGTTGTCGCTGCCACTGCCTGAATAAACACTTTGCTGTAGATCAATTTTATCTGCAGGGATGATTTCAAAAGTTTTATTTCTTACAGTGGTATCACCTAATAAAGACAAACTTTTTGATTGCTTGATTCTCACAGCTATGGGTTTAATTTTACCTACCAATGGATGGTTTTCAGCCAATAATTTTAAAGCGTCTAGTGGAGTAGACGCTTTAATCTGATATTCTTTTTGAGGGAATAAATCCAACAATGAATCATCAAAAACGATTTTCATATTTACTCTCGTTTAAATACTAAATTTTCTCGAACATAATATTCTGAGAAAGAGTCCTTGATATATATTCTATGAATAAAATCTGGAAATTGTAAGAACTTAATATAATCTTCCGTACTTAAATTTTCATCGTTGTTGGGGTGACTGTGCCAGAAACCTACCACGTTGTTTGGTAGATTTTCTATGTTGAAAGAAAAATCTCTTTTTGGATCTGCAGCTAAATTTTCAACCTCAACAGTTGAACCGTCGTTAAGAATAAAACCACAAAGTTCTTTATGGGGATGCCAATTATTCAACATATTTTTCAACCTTTAAATAATCAGGAATAACATCTAAAATATTGAGCTTTTCCTTGGTCACAGGAACATCAACATGGTAAACAGCCATATATAATCGTCTCAACCATCTTTGATCTAAATTTTCCTCTCTTGGTTGAGCGTCAAACATCTGGTGCAAAAATAAGTTGTTTCCTAAATAAACCCCAACATGGTTGACTAACTCAGCTCCAGCAACTCGAAAAGCTAAAATATCCCCTTCCTTAAAATCAGTAGGACATAAACCACGTTCTTTAAATTCAGGTTGAGCCACTATTCGAGCATACAAATTAATCCTTGGATCATAAAAATTTCGAGGTCTTGCATAATTTGGTAAAAGAATACCAAAAGCGTTTTTATACAGGTCCCGAACTAAGCCAAAGCAATCGTCAGAACCCATTTTGTAATTTCTGGCAAGCAAATCTTTGTATAGTTGGTAATTAATCATGAGTTCACGCTCGAAAATTCTGGAGCATAATAAGCTCTAGGTGGTATTGTTGTGTTTGGGCAATCTGAAATAGCTCGTAACCTTAAAGTTATTTTAGTGCTAATTCCACTGACTTGATAAACTTGCCAAACAGAGGTTGCCAAAAGTAAACCATCTAAACCATTTTCTGTTTCAAATTGCATTTCATAGTGTGTGATTAAAGCGTAATCTAGGTTTTTCCCTAATAAGTATTGATTAAACATAAAATTAGGGTTCTCAAACTCAAACATAGGTCTGACATATTCATTGTTAAATGTTTGAGAATTCCCTGAAATGGCACAAGACATGAAAGTGTATTCATCACCTAAAAAGTCCTGAACGGTGAAGGAATCACACATGTAAATTTCTTTTTGATCGACTGTAACAATCTTGAATAGATTAACTTTTCTAATCTGTTCAAGATCCGTTACGTTGACTAAATCAAGCTTTTGGCTCATAAACTGTTTCATCCTCATGAGTTTTGTATGGTGTTTCAACCAAAACTAATTCTATTTTAGAAATTATACCTGTATTACCCTCCACCTTGGAAATACCTATAGGTTCTTTAAAACGAACAGGAATAATTTCCCCCAAATAATCAAAATCAAATTTTTTACTTAGTCTATGTTTTAAGTAGAACAATTCCAATAAAGCCATATTCTGCTCTGGACAATGGCTTATAACTATTTTATCTTTAGAATCAAAGACATATTTCAAACCACTACAAGTTAATTTGAATGTTCGTATGTCCCTACCTATTTTTTTAAATGATAAAGTATAGTTATTTCCCAAAGGGATTAGATTTGAGCTGTCAGGATAATCAATTTCAACGTCAAAATATTCCAATGGGAAAGGCAAATCCCCATCCAGATTTTCACCTTTTTGAAAAGTAAAATCAGTAGTAACCACTTCTTGAAGTTCCAAGGTGAACCCTTCAACGATTCCTTTCCCTCCCTGTTTTTTCAAAGGCAAGGTCAAGGCTTTTGCAAATCTAACAACTAAATCACCATAAATAGGGTGTTCGTAAATAAAAGGTTTGTGACTTTTATGTTTTAAATAAAATTTCTGCAGTTCCCTAAAATCAAGCTCTGGTCTATAAGCTAAACCAGTGTATTTTGCATAATCTGTTTCCTGTAACATCAACATGGGAAATTCCAAGCTGAATAATCTGACAGGTTTTATAGTTTTGTAAGGTACATAGGTTTGAGTTCCTTCTAAACCTACGGAAGCATGAACAAATGGTTCAATATATTTAGTACCAAAGTTGTGATAGTTCCATATAAAACGATCCATAGAAGGGTCTGTAATGACCCTTCTTGTGAAACGTTGAGTGTAGTCGAAAGCACTCATTCAGCATTCACCTGTTTAATTAATTGTTTGAGTTCACCATTTCTAGCAATATTATCAGAAACAGCAACAACAATGTCGTTTGCCCCAATAGTGCTTGGAACTGCCGACGGTGCAACCATATAAATGTTACTTTGAACTGATTTGTTAATTTGAGGTCTATTCCCTAAATTAGTTCCTTTGATTGCATCCATTACACCATTAGGGTCGTCTTTCAATTTATTCAAGAAACTTCTACCCACAACCTCAGTAGATTTAGTTGGTAAATAATATTCACCAGGCATGGACATAATAGGTACAGAGTCTTTGTTTGGAATACCTCCAATAACTTCACCACCTTCTGCCATAGGAATAAACCCTCCTTGGTTATTTATTACAGACTGAGAAGTTATTCCTGAATCATTCCAACCTGCACCAAGTCCTTGTGTAGTTGCACCAGAACTTTGAACCCCTGCAGCTTGAGCACCACCTGAACCTAAACCACCGTACCATCCTGTGAAAGCTCCAACACCTGCTTGAACAAGAGCAGACAAACCAACGTTCCACCACTGGGAACCATTGTTGGCTGACGAAGCGTTCTGTCCCATCATTTGACCACTTAAAGCAGCACTACTTGAAGTTGGTGCACCTCCAAATATAAACCCAACCATCATATCAACAAATTTATTCACCATTCTATTTTGAACAACTTTAGCAATGGTTGAGATAATGTCGTAACCAAAAGCTTTGAAGGCTTCACGAGATTCACTTGAACCGCCTGTGATAATTTTAAAGAAGTCATCCACATTATCACTGGCTGAAATCGCTGTGTTGATTAGGTTATTGAATGCTGAGTTAATTCCGCCAATTGTTGTTTGAATATCCCGTTCATATCCTGCAGCCGACTTATCCATTCTCACAGCTTCACCACTGATACTTTTAAAGGTATCTGCCATGTTATAGCGATCAGCCGTATTGTCTGCAGCTTTAGCACTTAACTCATTATCAAGGTTTCTAGCTGTTTCCTGAAGTTTTAACAAATCAGTTTTGTGCTTCTGAATATCTCGACTCACTTTATCCATTTCTTTTTGTTGAGCTGTTTTCATCATTGAAAGTTCATCAGCAGAAAGATTTGAATCTAAATTTAAATTTTGTTGAAGTTCAAATTCTTTAAATTTAATTTCTGATTCAGAAATTTTATCTTGAATTTTTTGAATTTGCTGTAGGGTAATATCTCTCTCAGCCATGATATAGTTTTGATTAACTTCATCCACTCGGCTGCTTTGAGTTTGAATAGCTAAATCTAAATCTTTACGCTCAGCATCCGTAAACTGATTTTTAAATCTAGGATCGTCCATAGCTGTTCTGCGATTTCGCATATCCGTAATGCCTAACTCATCTTCAATTTTCCAAGTTGACTGTTGTTTATTGAAGGCATTAATTGTTAAAGCATCTTGGAAAGGCTCATCCAAAGCTTGCATTTCAGACTTAAAATCATCAACGAATTGTTTATTTTGATCTTTAACCATATCTGCGAAAGCTTTGGCAGACTCCTTCAATCTAGCTTTTCTCTTTGTATCTAAATCCTTGTTTATGCTTGACAACTCTCTGTCTAAACGAATTTGAGCTACAGCAGCAATGGATTTTGAAATAACAAAATCTGTAGAGTTAGCCCCATAATCGGCAGCTTGGAGTTGTTCCATTTCCACCTTTATTCTTGCTTGGTCTTGTTTAAGTTGTTTTGATTTAGCACTAAGTTCATCTTGTTTTTTATTAAAAGCTTTTAAATTCCCATCGGTTTGTGGGTCAAACTTATCTTTTAATTGTGCGTCAACTTCAACAATTTGGTTTTGAAGTAACTCACTCTGTAGGGTCAATCTTTCTAGGCTTTCTTTACGAACCTGATCTTGTTCCGCACGAGCAGACCTTAATGTATTGTTGACAGAAGCACTTACATCAGCCATTTTTTTTGAAATTGCTTTTTCATGTGCGATTAATTCTTTATATTTCTCCTTTTGATCATCAGTCATTTTATTTACGTCTTTAGGAAGCTGATTCAATTGAGCCACAACCTCATCATGATAAGACTTCAAAATTTGGCTTTGTGTCACATTTTCAGCAACCTGCTCTGGTAATTTATTTTGTTGAAGAACAACATTACCGAAGCTACCTTTCTGTATAGCATTAACTGTAGAAAAGATTCCTTTTGTGTAAGAATTAGCTTCACCAGATCTTTTGTTTGAACCATTTTTTTGTTCTTTTTGCCAATTACCTAGTCCCATATAGTATGCTCTTGAAGCACTGTATAAAGTACCATCGGTTGAATCCATCATTTTTTTTAAATATTTAGCACCTGCTAAAATATTATCTTTGTAACTACTTGATATTGTTGAGTAATTTGAACCAACATCTAGTGCTGCCCCTCTAGTGACCTGCATTAAACCTACTGCACTTGTGGTTGAGCCGTCGGGGTTTTTTCCTAATAAGCCTTTATCCTTACTTATTCCTGATTCTTGAGCCATGTGTGCAATAATATATTCAGGCGGTAAACCTGTTTGTGCTGCAGCTTCATTCACAAAACCCATTAGGTCTTCACGTAAAAAACGTAAATTTTCAGAGCTTACAGCTTTAGCTTTTGTTGGATCAACAACAGATAAAGCTTTACCCCATTTAACCTTATATTGTTGTTGTAAAGAACCATCTAATAATTGTTGGTTTAAAGTGTTTTCATAACCTTGTGATCTCGCTTGATTATCCGTACTTTCCGCTTGAAGCAATGGTCCAGAGATTGAGTTTAGATATGTTTGAATATCTTGAACAGTTTTAGCCAAGTTGGTTACGCTGTCTGCAGAAACCCTAGCGTTCGCTCTGGCATCTAAAGCAACTTTTGTATTGTTGGCTGCTTTTAAATAACCGTCACGAGCTTTATTCAAATTAGTCAACAATAGGTTGGCTGTTTTAAGCCACTCTGGGGCTTTACGCATAACCTCATCAGAAGCTTGTGGGGTCATTAAATCAGCGTGTAAATTTTCCAACATTTTATTCATGTCGGTTCCAGACGCACCACCTTTGTTAAATTTAGCTACTTCATTAAAAACATCTAAACTTGTTGCTTGATTGTTGAAAGCACCCATTAAAGTAAAAAACTCTGTAGCAGCATCCCCACTGGGGTTTTGTGGGGCTAAACCACTTTGTTTTTTTAAATTATAAGCATCATAAATTAAACCATAACCGCCTTTGTTTGCCCCACTGATAGAGGTTGGTAAATTTTTTCGTGCTTCTTCAGCCCTCATTTGAGCTGTTAAAGCTGATAAATTTCTTAGTTCAGAAACTTGGCGATCCAGATTCATTTCTAACTCTTTACCAAGTTCTACTCTAAGTTCTTGCCAACCTTTTTTAACAGAGTCGATGCTTCCTGTTAGGTCTGTTTCGAGGGTTACGCCAAGTTCCATTGCTTTCGTTCTGAGATTACTCATTTCAACGGCTAACGCTGCTGGATCATCTTTGATATTTTCAAAACGAGATTCTAAAGAAGTTAACTTGTTGGTTACTTCGGTAATTGCTCCCTGCAAACTTGTTGACCCATCTTTTAAATTATTTAAAGAGGTTTTACTGTCTTCAACAGCTATTTTTAAATCTTGATTAGATTTTTTAAATAATTGGAATCCTAAAATAGCTGCAGAAATAACAACTGATAGACCCATAATAATTGGGTTCGTTAAAGCTATGGCTGCTGAACCTGCTCGTATGGCTGTTACTAAACCTGCAATAGCCCCAACCATACCTCTGACAAGTATAGTTGCTCCCCCTAATGCAACACCCATTGTTGTTGTTTGAATAGTGAACCGAACAACACCATTGTTTGTTGCGTCAACTAAAATGGTTGTAACATCACCTACAACATTGAATAAGTCAGTTAGTGATTGTCTAACACCACCCCCTGCTACTTCTGCCAGAGCTTTAAATTGGTTAAACATTCGGTCAGTTTGAGCACCTAACGAGTTCATTTGAATCTCATTGGCTTCCATAGCTGCAGTGTTATTGTCCAAGTTAGCTGATAAGTTATCGTAGGTATCTAAATTATTTGCCAAGGCGGTGTAGAAAGCCACTGATCGAACTTCAAAGGATTCATAAGCGTCTGCGGTGCTAAATCCAGCTTCTTTTAATTTTTTAAGCGATCCAACTAAACCATTTGTTCTAACATCAATATCAGCCGTGGTTAAACCTAAACGAGATAGAATTTTTTCAAATTTAGCCGACGGTGCAATTAAATCAGTTAATAATTGTCTAAAGCCAGTACCTAATGTTGAACCTGAACGGACACCTGCGTTTGCCACTGTTGACACAGAAGCCAATAATTCTTCAAAATTTAAACCTGCGTCTGAAGCTGCGTTACCTGCATATTGAACAGCTAATTGGAATTTTTGAATATCCAATTTAGATAAGTTCATTGCTTGTGTAATTTGGTTCACAATTCTCGGCATATTGTCTGCAGATAATTGGAATGCCCCCAAAGAAGCTGTCGCAATATCTACAGTTTCTTTTAAAGAAGATCCTGTCGCTGTAGCCAATAAGGTTACTGATTCCAAGGTCTTCTGAATTTCAGCTAAAGAGAAACCTGCCTGAGCTAAAGTGGTTGCTGCTTCAGTAATTTCAATCGCTGTAAATCTTGAGTTTTCACCCACCTCTAAAATAGAATTTTTCAAACCTTGCATTTGAGTATCTGTGGCTTGAGAAATGGCTTGGGTTTGTTTTAAAGCAACCTCAAAATCACGCAAAAAAGCATAACTTCCAGTGATGGAACCCATGAATGCGCCCCACAACATGTAGTTACGCATTAACAAACCCTGCATACCTAATAATGCACCACTTGATTCACCAGTGTTCATTTGATTTAAGCGATCAACGAAACTATTTGGTCTGTTTGCTCTATTTAATTCGTTATTTCTTGCTCGAATTAAATCAAGTTCTTTTTGGTATGCTACGGCTAATGCTTCGGCTTCTTTTTTCGCCTTAGCATTTCCTAAAGATTCTGCTTGGAACATTACTTCTTTAGCTTGGGACAATCTCTTTGTCATCGTCATTTGTCGAGCAATCAAATTGTCGGGGCTAAGCTGAGCAATTCGTTCCGCACTTAACGTATTTACTTTTAAACCACCTTGGGTTAAGTCGTTTAAACGCTGATTTGTTCTTGTTAAATCATTGCTTTGTTTTAATTTTTGAATTTGATCATCTGTAGCCCTTACATTTGCCCTTCTCAAATTTTGAATAGCCTGAAGTCTTACTTTTTCTTCTTCAAGTTTAGATAATAGTTGGCTGTATTGGTTCAACTGCTGTGTGATTTGGGGGTTTTTAGTTGGGTCTTGTAAATATAATTGACCCATTAGGCGTTGTGCTGCTGATATTTTAGAAGCATTTGCTTCTAAATCTTTACGAACTTGATCCGTTCCCACTTTGTTTGATAAATAATCTCGATTAGCAGGTACTAATCTGGAAGGGTCAGACATGTATCGCTGTACTGCAGATTCTCTTGCACCAGAGTAGAATTGGCTTTGTTGTCTGGCATCAATGGTTCTTTGCATTGCAGCTTGACCTGCAGGGAGGTTAAGCATGTTTTGAATAGACGCATTTTGTTCTCGTCTAATAAATTCAAAACCTTTAAATTCTATATTCAGTTGTCTTAAAGTGTTTTTATATTGTACTAAAGCTTTTTCAGCATTCTTAATTTTTTGAATGTCACCGTTGATATTTGCTAAATCAAGGCGTGTTTTAAGGGCTTGTCGTACAATAGAAGCATCGTATTGTTGCAGAACTGTATTCATAGTTCTTGCATCTTGAAACTTCATTGGTGAATTTACTAATGAATTAATTTGGCTTGCTTGTTGAGCTTTACTAATGTTTTGATAGAACCTTTGAGCCAACATGTCGGGTGTTGTCATCATTAGTTCTGTTTGTTGTTTTAAATTTTTAAGTGTTTTATTAGTGGGTATACCTTTACTATTGCTACCCTCTAAAGACTTGATATTTTTATCAATTATGGCTAACTGATCACCCACAGCTTTTGCTGTGTCTCTCAAAGAAATCATTCTTTGTGTGAGTTGATCAACAGTCCCCAAGGCGTTGCCTTGGAGATTTAAGCCTACATTTATTGGTGTGTTGTTAGCCATTCTGTTTGTTCCTTTTAAACCAAGCTGAAACTTGATTTACATCGTTTAATACAGGTAAGTTTTTAAAATTTTCACTTATTGTATCATCCGACTTGGAACTTGTACCTAATAAGTTTTTAGCCAACAGAACTAAAATTTCTTGTCCTTGAATGAATGTCACATGTTTTTCTTGGATATAGAGTTTCATTTTAACTTCTATATCCTCAATGGTGACTGTCCACAAGAAAGAATTTAGATCTGAAAAATTTATTTGGTATATTAAACAGATTACTTCGTGGAAGTTGAGTTCTGCAAACCACTCAACGTATTGCTTAATTCTGTCGCCTTGGGTATCGCTTGCTGCAGTGCTGTCGCTATCTGTTCGGCTTCTTTCAACATAAAATTTAATGTTCTTTGACGCACCCAACCGACGATTTCTTCCATTTCGTCGTCTAGCAAATCGTCTTCTTCAAATTTATCTAAAACCTCAATTAAGGGTTTGCCTGAGATTTCTTTACCATAAAGTAAAAAACCTACTGCTGTAATTTTAAAAGCTTCTGAAGAAATATATTGTTGAATGTCTTCATTATTAATGTTTAAAAATAAACGATAACGCATGGCTGCAGAAAACTTTAATTCTCTTAATTGACCACCAACTTTAAAACTTTTTACACCTGAGTCAATTGGTTCAGACATATTAGAACTCCAAAATAAATAAAACCCACGCTTGGGTGGGTTTTATTATACACAAATTTTTAGAAATTGGTTGGTTGAGCCACTGCACGAACCAAATACATTAGAGCTGTTTGGAAATCTGTTTTTGCCAAAGCTGTAAAACGTTCAGGTGTAGCATCTTCAAGACGATCAAAGGTTGCTTGATCCGTAATTTCTTGGAATTGTTCATTTATGCAACAATTATCACGTTGTTCTTTTACGTGTTTTTGAACCTTAATAATTACTTCTTCAATTTTAGGACCAAGTTCTTTAATTTCATTCATCAATGCAATTTCTTCCGCATTGAGTTCACGATAACCTGTAATTTTACGATGTTGGTTTTCCATTTTCACGCTCCAAAATAAATAAAACCCACGCTTGGGTGGGTTTTATTATACATACTTTTAGGTGATCATGAACAACTTTGATTTTTCATGTTCAACATACAAATCATAACCTGCATCTTTACGTGTTAATGCCATTGCTGTCGCTTGGAACTGCATGTTGGCATAGTCAGCAACACCAAAAGTTAAGTTAAGTCCAGAGGTAATTTGGATCTTTGGAGCTACCAAGATAATCGGGTTACAATGTACATCGGCAGAAACTACTTTAGCTGAAAAATAGTTTGCACCTGAACAGCTATCAGCATCGTTTGTATTAATTAAAGTTGATTTTACAACTTTATCACCAACCGCTACTGCAGCAACCAGTGGGCGATCCAAAGTAATAACTTTTTCTGCGATTGATTTAATTTTGTAAGCCAAACCGTCTGAATTGCCATTGATTGGGGAGATAACAATCCAATCATCTTGAACCAAGCCTGTAGCTACATCGACTGTAATCGTTTCTTCACTGACCGAGGTTGGTGCAGTAATTGTTGCCTTAATACGTGGAGCCGTTGGGTCTGCTGTGTAACCTGCTTGACCTAAAGCATACATAATAGTTCGTGGGTTATATTCGTAACCATTACCTGCAAGCTGCCAGTCGTCGTTTGTTAATTGTTGGTGAACAATTTCTTGGCGTGGACCTTGCGTTAGTGGTTGAAATGTTTTTGCGTTTGTTACGGCTAAGTTTTTAAATAAACCTAAGCTATGTTCTTCTTCTGTTAAGTCCATTGCTGAACCTAAAGGTCCGATCATTAATGTAGCTTCGTTTAGTACAAAACCGTCGCCTAAAGCTGCACCAAAGTTTTGAGCTGTCATACATTCCTCATCATTTTTATAACTATAGATAGTCTTGCCAAATTATAAACAAAATTGTATCTATGCACCACCTTTTTCATTTAGTCTTTGAGGACTTAGCATTGTCACAGATACCGCTTTAAACGACCTAGAATCGTTTCTTGTGATGGTCATTGTTTCATAATCATCAGAATATACAAGAACACCCTTAACTATATTTAAAGAATCTTGCTGAAATATATCTATTGTTGTTCTGCAAGGTTTTCTTTTGGCAATATCTAACATTAATTCATTTAAATATATTGTTTCTAAACGAGTAAAATTTACGTCATTTACAACACTAAACCCTAAAAGCATTTCATGATAGTCGCCATAAACATCACTATCTGCCATTAATGTCCAGTCGGATATAAAGATAAAATCCCCTGCAGGTAATTTTGCAAAATCCACAACACTATCTAAATTTAACACTGCTAATTCAGGTAAATTATATTTAGCAGAAATTCTTTTCCCTAAATCACCCAAATATTTCAGTAAACTAACATAAACGTCAGCATATTCATAAGCTCTGGTTACTATAGCCATTAGACCTTTCCTATTAATTTGCGAGCCAATGGAACCATAACTTTGTTGAAGTAATATCTCATATATGGTTGAATTAACGCTCTTTGTTGTCTTTTACCTTTTGAAAAATAATATAGTTTATTTTTCAACTTCAAATCTCTCACATAAATAGTTTGACCTGATCTTGTAACCTCAACCCTTTTCCTACCTGGTAAAGTGTACTGTGCCCGACCCCCAACAATTTCACCAATAAAATCCTCTGGCGAAGGTCTTAAACCATCTAGGTTGTCTTGGACATATTTAGCAAAACCATTGAACACATTAAAGGAAACAGATCTTTTCATGTTCGCCAAGTATCTGTTGTCCATCACTGTTCCAGAAGCCTTTCTTGGATGTTTATCTGTATATGTGACAGTTGGAGTAATTCCTGCATAAAAAAAATCATAACCTAAAGAGTTTCCCCCTAAGTTTTGCCCTATGGCTGGTATCGCTCTAAATAAAATATCATCTTTTTTGCGACTACTAATTTTTTTTGATTCATGAAAACCTGTTTGTGGATTAATTGTTGATCTATATCCAAAGGTGTTCCCACTCATACGAGTAAACTCGGTAGATCTTTGTTTTAATATGTTTTTTAAAGACCCAGAATACTCCCACATATTAGCAGTTTTTAATCTTCCTTGTTTCACTAAAGATTTTTTTCTTCTGAGATATTTTTTATTTAGTGGTTTCCATTCTTGCCCTTGAGGTATATGTGACTGTAAAAAACTAGGGGTTTTCATGTTCGTACCTATAACTGGTGACGCTCTAAACCCTTGGGTTTCAGCACCTACAGCCATAGCTCTGAAAACTTTTTGAGCAGCCCTATCCATTTCACGAGCAAAATCACCTGTAGCGTTTAAGATTCTTTCATCCAAGGATTGATTAAACCTTCCTTCTATAGTTAAAAGAAGATTATCCATTCCTGTGACTTCTACATAGGATTTTTTAGCCATTTATACATCCACGGTTTTGTATTCTGCCCGAACTATATATAAACCATAGTCCTGTTTTACTTCTCGTATTAGAAATGGTCCAACAATATCTGCTGCTTTTAACTCGTCTGTACTATATATAGTTAAAAACTGTGTTGGGTTCATATCATCATAAGGTGGTTTAGAATCCCACAAAACGCTAATATTTATTTTACCCATATTTGTGTATGTTGATTTTCCTGTGTCTAAACCAGTTACAGGGTGTTTTTCTGTTATTTGTCTTAACCAATCTTGTTTTTCATGGGTGACTTCGTAAGCTCTGTATGTTCTGTCGTCACGATACAGCATAAAAGAACCCATAATGTATATTGCTTTTGATCTTCCTACGCTTTGTATTTGTTTTCCTTGAACATTTACAGCTTTACCAGAGGTTTCGATTAATCTAACAACTGAATTATTTGAGTAACGAATATCCTCTGGGGGTTCATGTAATAACGCTAAAAGAACAATCTTTTTGTTTTCAACCAAGCGGAATTTTTCTTTATGGGGTTGTTTATTTACTAAAGGAATAGCCATTTTTAAGCTCCCCCTGTTGCCCAATTATACATAGGAACAAATTGTAGAGCAGCTACGCTTGTTAAAATCTCTGGTTCGAGAAATTCTTCGAGTTCATCAAGTAGTGCTGCTTTTTTACCATTTAAAAATTCTAAAAAATCTTCTAAATTATCAGCATCGCCGAAGCGTGTAACTTCACCATTTTCGGTTGTTCGTTTTTTATCTATGCGAATAATTAAGCTTGGTGCTAAGTCGATAGCTTCAATAATTGAAATCAAATCACCAAATAGTTTTGTAAGATATTGATTTGATTGTCTTTTTATGTGAAAATCATTAATAAATATGTTGTATAAATTTAAATATTTTCCTTCCAAATCCATTTCTTGATCTGTTAATTCTGAAGAACCTAAACCTAGAAAAGATCTAACATCATCACCTGTTGCTGGAATATCTAAAACATCCACAACCCCAAAGTTTTCTCTATAAGTCATTTGACCTATTTCTGTTGGTATGGTGAACAAAACCGAAACCACCTTTAATTGTCCTGAAACAACATCGGGTGTTTGTATTGGTAAAATAATACTACTTGAATTAACTTGTGGGATTTGACTGTTTGTTGTTACTCCATCAGTTCGGATTGATAATTTACCTTCTGAGGTTGGTACTGTGTATTCAGCACCAACGATAATTGGGACATCAATGTTGTGAGTATCGTTTGGTGCTAAATATCGCATAATTTTTCCTTAGTTATTTACTCGGTTGGTTGTTCTGTTGTTTGCTCTGTTGGTTTTACTTTACGTGTTGTTTTCGGTTTATTTTCTTCCATTTCTGTTTCTGAGGTGTCTTCTGATTTAGAACTTAAAGCTTCTGCTGCAAAACGGTGAATATTAGCAAAATAATCTTCAGAAGATTCATTTTCAACATCACGAGGTTTATCTCTTTCCATTTCACGGACTAATTGATAAAAATCTACTGAGTTAATCTTTTCGTCAATTTTTACACCTTCTAATTTTGTTATCAAACCTAAAGCTAAATTATTTCTAACTTCCACAGTTTGATCATCTGCAAGGGCGTATTGGGTTCCACCTACACACATTCGACCTTCTAAAAATCGTGCTGTACCTATTTTCGGAGTAATTAAGATCTTGCTCATTTTGAAATCCATTGGTTAAACATTATTTGAATTATAGCAAATAAAAACCCCCTTTAAAGGGGGTTTTTATTTATCTTACCTAAGAAAGATTAGGTCCAAGTAAGTAAGCGTCGAGAATCACCGTAGGCTAAGGTGAAACCAGAGATTACTGAGTGAGTATAGAGAATTGTTTGGCTCTTAATCACTCGTTCCATTTCGTCAATCTGAGACTTGGTTTTGATTAAACGCTCTAAAGTTTCGTTTTTACGATAACCTAAGATTTGTTTTTCTTCCAAACCACTAGAAATAACCACTGTTAGGTTAAGGTTAACGCCGTTTGCCAAACGGACAGACATTTGAGCAAATTGGCTTTGTGAGTTTGCAACACCACCTAAACCTACTGCAGCGTTACCTGCAGCATCTACCACAGGGAACATGTATTGTAAATCAAGGATTGTGTCCCAACCTACAACAAGAGTGTCGATAGGGCGACCTGCTCGTGCTGCTGCAATCAACCATTTCATGAAACCTTCCGCACGTTGGCGAATGTTTGTTCCAGCTTTTCCGTCAATGGTGTCAAGATTATCTACAGGTGCAGGTCCTTTAGCATCCCCTACAGTCGGTACTTCACCTTCAATGAGCATTTGAACTGCTACTTTGTGTTCTGTTTGACTGCGCTCAAATTCAATACGGTTTGCAAACGGTACTAAAATGTCTGGAGTCATGTCAGTAGCAACTTCATAAGAAATTTCAATACCATGACCTGTTTTATAAAAACGAACTGCTGTTTGAGTTGTTTTCAAAGTACGAACAGGAATATTTGCACCTTCAGCAATACGGAAAGTTCCGTAAGAATCTTTAGATGCAGCATCGTATTCAATTTCTTTTTGGAGTTCGTTGCTTTTAACCATTCGTGTTTGAGCAATTAAGTCTTCAACACGCTCAATGATTGGGGCATTTTTTTGGGCACGAAGCAAGTTGTTCATTAATGAAGGTAAAAGAATTTTTAAACCTTCATTCGTGAAGAATGATGTAGAACTTGCTGCGAAAGCTGCGATTGCTGCATTGTCACGCAAAACAAGAGGTACACCCAAAGCTTGGAAAATTGCTTCATTACCGTTTAAACCATGAACTGGTTCAACCATTTGGTGTAATGTTGCATCTAAACCATAGCCGATTTGGTTTGCATCATGTAATAAAGCTAAAGCATTGGCTTGCGCTTGGCTTCGTTCACTGTGTTGTAATTTTGCAATTACATCTACAGCAGACATTTTTTTATTATGTTCAAAGAATTTTAAGTTTACTGGTGCTGGCATGTTTATGTCCCCGATTATAGTTTAATTACGCCAACGAAACCTTCACTTGAGTCTGGTTCCGATACAAAAAAGCGTAAATCTGTAGATGGTGTCCCTGCTTTGACCAAACCTGCTTCCGCACCTGGTACTAAGGTGTCACCTGCTTTGAAGACTTCGTTTACTGCACAATCAAGACGCATACCACCTGACATGAGTACGTTGACGTAAACATCACCATTCATTTCGACTTCAACTGTTTCAATACGCCCCAAAATTGGATCTGTATTTTCCACAAGTTTAACCAAGTTTTTATCTGCACCCATTACGAGTGTTACTGCTTTACCGTCGTCACCTTTTTTAATGCCTTCAGCTTTAAAAGTGAAGCGTGTTTCACGGAACGGTAAACCAACTGTTGAAGGTTCAAAACCAGCCATGTTTATATCCTCTTATTTATTTTGTTGATAATAACTAACTTTTAAACAATTTTAAAGTAGCTAGGATCTAAACCCATAGATAAATGCGCTGGTTGACCATCTTCGCCACCTTCACTACCTGCACCTTTACCTTGATCACCACCGCCGTTTTTTAGCACAGCAATTTGAGCTTCAAGCGTTGTGATTTTTTCATTTGCTGTAGCTAATTCTGCGTCAGAAGTAGCTTTTGCATCTTCGGCAGCCGTTTTTGCTTGTTCAGCAGCTAATTTTGCTTGTTCAGCAGCTTCTTTTTCAGCATTTGCAGCAGATAAGGCTGCGTCTAATTGGTCTGCTTTGCCTTGAGCCAGTACAAGTGTATTATATTCGTTACGTGGAACTGTAATATCAGTCATGTTTTTATTCCCATCTGTTGATTTTTGTGGTGTTGACCCATTAAATTCAGGACCATTTTCACCTTCAAATAAAGTAACTAGCAGAAGTTTATCATCATATCCGTGGGCTGCCAAACTAATTTGACTTGTTTGATTAGCTAAACGTAGTTCTTTTTCGCTCAAAATATGCGCTCTGGTTACTGCTCCACGAGTTACCGCACTTGTTTCACGCCATGAACCTAGTTTAGCCATTTTTAGGTGGTTGCCACCGACACCCCATTGGTGTCCTTCTGAACATAAAGGTGTATAACTTTTACCTGCCCAAAGTCTTCTGCGATTATCTTCACTGGCTAAAAAATCATAACCACAAGATGAACACTGTAAACTTGCAGGGGATGTTCCTGTGGATATTTCAGCAATTGTTCCACTGCTTAGTTTATCAATTAACTTAGTTTCACTTTTGTCTATGTAAAACAAAATGTGCAAGTCTTGATTTTCTTGTGTGTCGTCGGTGTCAAAAGTAGCTGCGTCAAAAATTCGTCCTACAGGTAATCTATAGTGTTGATCATGTAATTCAATAATCGGAACATAATCACCATTAAGGACTTTCTCAACCATTCCGCTTAAATATGCTGGGGTCATTCTGGCATCTTTATATATTCCACCTGCATTTTTAATTGGTAAAGTATCATTAGCCAAACCTTCAAAAACAGCCAATTGTGTT